GCCTTCGAGAGACTGGTGGTTATCTGGAAGACCCAATAATGGAACTCAAAGAACCATTGGTTATCGGCGAGAGGTGGATTAGGTATTTGCATGGCATGGCGAATATCGAGGAACGCGATAAAAAATGCGAAGCGATGCACGTATTAAGAATGGAATGTTTATGACTAAACAAGAAGCGAAAGAGATTTGGGAATTGAAAAGGACGCATCCGTTGATTGGTTACAATGTGAGCCTTCCGGCCAAGACAGGAAAACAGGCGCGAAGATATTTGGAGATTCGACCGGCAAGCGAAACTCATTTCGCATTGAACTGGACGAACCTAAAGGAGATACCACTGTCAAAAGTCAACACGAGTTACGAGCGTGAAGCGGCTCTGTTTTTTGTTCTGTCATGCCGAAAATTTGGAGAGTTTGTGAATCTCTGGGCTTGCTGTGAGTGCTGTCCGAAAGAAATCCTGCTGGCGCTGAAGGATGTTTCTACGGGTTATTGCGAGGCGCATTACGCGCAACTGAAAGAGCAGGCGTTACAAAAAAATGAAATGTTGCAAGACATGTAGATGGGCTGTATGGGAGCGCAGTGAAAAGGGAAACATTCGCACTAAGCGTGCGGGAAGATGCTTCTTCCCGAAAGCCGTGGAATCGGATATTCAAATTAAGCTTCCGTACGCAAGTCGGGAGACACGCTCTCAATTACTGATTCATATAAATGAAAGGTATTACATTTGGGTCGATAAGGGTGAGGACTGCGAGTGTTACGAGGCATTATAAAAATAGGTAGAAATTGGAATGCGATTTTTATAGACAATCAATTCAGGTCTGCTAGATTCATCACGTAATAAGAAAATTACAACCGGCTCGGCGGAAACCGAGAGAGAAAGGCAAATAATGAAATCAGACTACTCAGTAATTCGATTCACGAAACATATCGAAGAAAATCGGGCTTTGCTTGAAAATCGTGACTATCATACGTTTTGCGTAATCCAGGATGCGCTTGGATCTGTTAGTCCAGAAACGATATCCAGGCTCGTAATGCGCGGAGAAGCGTTTCCGATTAATCCTGCTTGGCCTTGTTGTCAAGGTGAGGAGTGGTATCGAAACGCTGGTCATGATATTTCATATCCTGAATCAGTCATTGTCTAACCGGCTCGGCGGAAACCGACGAAAGTGAGAGAATATGACAAAAGAACAAATTAATGGCGGTCTTCAGGTGGTCCAAGCGATAGCGGAAGCGATTCGCGAACTCAAGCAGGTGCCTTCCGGCAAACTCTATGCAATGGTCATGGGCAAGCTCAGCCTTGAGCAATACGAGAAGGTGATTCAGATTCTCGTGGATGCAAGGCTTGTGAAGAAGCATCAGTCGCATTTGCTGGAATGGATTGGTTAAGAAAAAATATGTCTGCTCCGAAAGAAAACCAGAATGCGCTGAAGCGCGAAGAACCGTCTACGTCATTTCTTTACGTGAGGATGACTCCGACCCTTAAAGGTAGATGCGTGCGGGTGGCTCAACGGTTTGGTAACGGTAAACTTTCGGATTGGGTAATCAAAATTTTAACCGAGGCAACGAAATGAAAATATCGAATGCGATTTTCGATGAATTGGTTTATCCGGGGAACGATGCGGCAGCAGAACGATTGCTGCGAGCGACGGCTATTGCTTTGGATGCGACCTACGCGGCTTTGAGTTCTCCTGCGAGGCTGGCGCAGTGCGAGCAATGCGGCTGCAACCTCAGCAAGCCATCGGGTTACTGTGAGGACTGCCAGGCGGTCCAGGACGGCGAAGTTGAGAAGCAAGAGTTCGAGCCGATGGAATCGCATCACGCTGGTGACGATGAAAACCTTAGCCGGGAGGAGCTAAATCGTGGACTCTGAAGCGGATGATTACATCCGGCGGGGTCGCGAGTTTTTAAGCTGTATTGGCTTCGCGTTTCAGATGATTTTCTTGGCAGTTGTTTACTTGTCGATTGGAGCATGGCTTAAAATTGTGGATAAATTAAAGCGATGAAAATCCAAGTGACGCAGCAAGATATTAGGAATGGAGTAAGTAAAAGCTACTTAGAATGTCCGGTAGCTCTCGCCGTAAAACGGATTTATCCAAATTTTTCAGTTGCTATTACTGATAAGGCGATTTGGATTCATGGTCAGAAATTTATGGCTTCTCGTTCAGTTCAAAGATTTATTAAATCGTTTGATGCCGGACTTTCGGTAATGCCATTCGGATTCAATCTTTCCGGAAGATATAAATCAAAGCTGATTTTGTAATCGCTTCAACTTGAGATAAGCTGATAGATTCTGAACGTAGAAAGAAAAAACGACTGAGCGTAACTCAGAAAGAAAGGTAAAATGAAAACTTCGAAAACGCACACAATTACGGAAAAATGGCTCTCTGGCATAACATTCCTTGACGAGATCGATGGATGGGAACCGGGCGATAGGCCGCAATATCAATCGACACCGGGCTATCGGTGCGACTGCGGGAATATCTACCGCGTAGGGCGAAAAGTTTCGGTCATTCACGGCACATTGGGAATCAAGCCTCATTTTTGGGCGCAATGCGATAATTGCGGCTCGGCTATGTTTTGACCTATGACAACGACGATTGAGATTGAAAAGCTTCTGCGGTGGTCGGAACCGAAACAGATTGAGACTCCACTCGGCCTGCGACTTCTCCGAACGGCTGAACCTACTCAGGAATTTTGGAGGATTTGGAGGGAAGCGAAAGAGGAATTGAAAGACGCCGGTCTTTCGTGTGCTCCTGATAAGAGAAATCCCGGAGCATGGATAGCAAATTGGTGGCAGGCAGTAGACCCGATTCAAGCACAGAAGGATAAAGAAGCGAAAGTCGAGGCGTTGGAGAAAAGCCGGGCGACGGACGCAGCGGTTGAAATCCCGAAGCCGGACGGCTTGAATTACCTCGGATATCAGAAGGCTGGTATCGCGTTCGCGAACGGATTATTCAGTCGCGGCAAGAACGGATGCCTCATTGCGGACGAAATGGGGCTTGGCAAAACGATACAGGCCATTGGCGTCATCAATTCAAATGTGGACATCAAGAAAGTTGTTATCATTTGTCCGAATACGCTTAAACGGAATTGGGCTCGCGAACTTCAAAAATGGTTGATTAAGCCGATGACGGTCGCAGTCCAGACTTCGCAGATGATGTTTCAGAAGGATGCTGATATCGTGATTTTGAATTTCGATATCGCGCATAAGTTCACGAATCAGCTTAATGCGACTCAGTGGGACTTGAGAATTATTGACGAGGCGCACTATTGCAAATCTCCGAAAGCCCGGCGAACTAAGGTGACTCTTTCGATTCCGGCGAAGCGCAAATTGTCTTTAACCGGCACTCCGATACTGAATCGGCCTATTGAACTTTGGCCGGTGATATCCGATATTGACCCTCAGTCATTCGACCCGAAGAAAGGTTTCTTCAAGTTCGCGATGCGGTATTGTGCTGGGATGAGGACTGGTTTTGGTTGGGATTTTTCCGGTCATTCGCATGAACAGGAGTTGCAGGAAAAACTCAGGTCCACCATTATGGTGCGCAGACTTAAATGCGATGTGCTCACCGAACTTCCGGCAAAGCGTAGACAAGTAATAGAACTTCCATCCGACGGTTGCGAAGAACTCATAGCCAAGGAGCGGCAGCAATACGATTCCCATGCAGCCGAGCTTGTTGCCCTACAGGCTCGCTTAGTGGTCGCCAAGGCGTCGGATAATCGTCAGGAGTATGAAGAGGCGGTCGAAGCGCTCAGGAAAGGCCAAGGGGCAGCTTTTGCTGAAATGTCGCTCGTTCGGCATGAGACTGCGAAGGCGAAACTAGCCCAGTGCATCTCATTTTTGCATGATGCGTTGGAGAATGGGAAAGTTGTTTGCTTTTGCCATCACCTCGATATCGCGCATGCGTTGCTTGCCGAATTTCCGCAGGCAGCAGTTGTGACCGGTGAAACGAAAGCAGAAGAGAGAATGCCACAGGTTGACCGCTTTCAGAATGACCCTGCCTGCAATTTGTTCATCGGTAATCAAGCAGCGAAAGAGGGATTGACGCTGACGGCATCGCATCATGTTGTGTTTGTCGAGGGTGATTGGGTGCCTGGGAATCTTTGCCAGATGGAGGACCGAACTCACAGGATTGGTCAAAAGGATTCGGTTGTCGTGAGCCATTTGGTTTTGGAAGGTTCCATTGATTCGGTGATGATTCAACGAGTGGTTGAGAAGCAGGACACGATTGATAAGTTTCTGGACAGAATGGGAGAGACGGCAGCCGCAAGTGAATTGAATGAGCCGATGATTGCTGAGCGAGGTCCGGTTAAGTCGATTCAAATCACAGTCAAAGAAATCGAAAAGGAAGCTAAAGTGATTCCTGCTGGGGCAGTCGCATTGGCTTTGCGAGCGATGCAAATACTTGCAGGCATGGACCAGGATAAAGCTCAAGAGTTGAACGGCATGGGATTCTCGAAGATTGATTGTGCGATAGGCCACAGCTTCGCAGAGCGTTCCTTCCTGAGTCCAAAGCAAGCAGTCATTGCTTGCCGGTTGGCCGTGAAATACAAGAGGCAGCTTGGTGGTATTGGTGAACAGATTCAGGAGCTTCTCAAGTGAGCGATTGGAGCGACACATACGAAGTCGAATGGCTAACGCATCTCGGCAAGAAATTGAAGCTTACGGTTCAGGACCGAATTTATGGTCATGCTGGATTGCATAACAAAATCAATCGCGTATTGCTCGATTGCAAAATCATCGAAGGATCGGAATTGACCGGAGACGAAAAGGCGATTCTACTTTTGGCAGTAAACCTCGGTAAATAAAACAACAGAAATAAATGAGCACTAACATAAAAACAAAAGCATTCCCGACAGGTAAACTAAAGTTCCATCCACTCTCCGAACTCTTCCCGGTGCTGGAGCCGGATAAGCTGGAAGAACTCTCGAAGGACATTCGCGCACACGGATTGCACGAGCCGATACTTTTGTTCGAAGGTCAAATCATTGACGGCAGGAATCGGTATCTGGCCTGCAAGAAGGCCAAAGTAAAAATGCAATTTGAGAGTGTGATGAGTGGCGACCCGCACGCGCTTGTTGCAAGCCTCAATCTTCACCGTCGGCATCTCGACGATTCACAACGTGCCCGATTGGCAGCGGAATTCGTGACGAATAAGAAAGGGAGAAAGGGATCAAATGATCCACTTTCCACAATCGCCGAAGCCGCGAAAGCTGCGAACGTATCGGAGCCATCGGTCAAGCGCGCAAAAATTGTGAAGGACAAAGGGAACAAGGCTCTCAATAAAGCTGTGTTGAAAGGGAGCATCGCGGTGAGTCGGGCGGCGAAGATTGCGAAGCTTCCGAAGAATAAACAGACGTTGGAAATGAGAAAACCGCGAGGCGGATTGGCGAATGACCGAAAGAAAAAATCCGTTGAGGCAATCCAATACAATGCTTACATCGACAACGTGAAGCAGGACGGCGAGCAGATTGCGAAAGAAGCCCGCGAGTTTGCGAAGCGCGAGCAGGAGAAGGCCGGTATCGCGAATCCTGTAATCAGTCCTCGGCACGAATTAATATTGGCTATCGAGGAGAAATGGCCTGGTGACAAATACAACGAGACTGTCAATGTCGGTGTAATGGTTGAAGAGTTTTTGACGCTGGTTCGGCGCGTGCTCGCATGAAAACGATTCGGTTTGAGCGAGGTATCTTCAGGAAGATTCCCAATGATGACAGATTCGTGTCTCGCGACGGCCGGATTCTTTCCATGAGGCAAGGTTGCATGAAGATACTTCGATCGGCACCGGACAAGGATGGCTATTTGAAAGTCTCGAGGCCTGAAATAAAGATTCATCATGCGGTGCTGCTAGCTTGGAAAGGACCACGGCCAGCCGGAGCGCAAGCAAGGCATTTGAATGGCCGAAGGACAGTAAATCTACCCGCTAATTTAGCTTGGGGAACAGCCACTGAGAACGGTCAGGATAAGAGGCTTCACGGTTCATCCAAAGGGATTAAAAATCCAGCAGCGCGAATGACCGAGGCGATGGTGCTGAGACTTCGAGAGGATTACGTGCATAAGTCGCTATCGGTGATTTGCCGAGAGAATCCATGTCTATCTAAGTTCGCTTTGTGGGCTGCGATGAGTGGTTACACGTGGTCGCATTTGCCTGGAGCTATTCCGCGAGGAAGGAAGTGTTTTAAGGCATGAAAAACGGTTACGAGGAGTTTATTCGGAATAAGTCGCAGATTGGAACTAAATCGGGATTTGAACCGGTTTGGATGCCGGACTTCCTGTTTGGATTTCAAAAAAAGCTAGTCGGCTGGTCGCAGGAGAAAGGGAAGGCTGCGTTATTTGAGGACTGCGGTCTTGGCAAAACTCCACAACAATTAGTATGGGCTGAAAACATCGTTCGCAAGACCGGAAAAAGAGTGTTGATACTGACACCACTGGCAGTCGCGCATCAGACAGTGGATGAAGGTCAGAAGTTTGGAATCGAAGTTAGGCGGTCAATCAATGGAGAATTATTCACTGGTATAAATGTGACGAACTATGAGCGGTTGCATTTGTTAAAGCCTGAAGATTTTGTCGCAGTCGTTGCCGATGAAAGTTCCCGGCTTAAAGCGTTTGATGGAACTACTCGTCAACAGGTAACCGAATTCATTCGTTGTATTGCTTATCGACTGCTCTGCACAGCTACAGCGGCTCCGAATGACTATATCGAGCTGGGAACAAGCAGCGAGGCTCTTGGAGAGCTAGGATATATGGACATGCTTCAGAGGTTCTTTAAGAATGACCAAAATTCTTCGCATGTGAATAGGAATTGGGATGGAGCGCAATGGAGATTCAAAGGACATGCCGAGAAGTCGTTTTGGAAGTGGGTATGTTCGTGGTCGAGGGCGATTCGAAAGCCTTCTGATTTAGGATTTGATGATAGCGACTTCAAATTGCCACCGCTTGTAGAGCAGGAACATTGCGTTAAGGCTTCGAGGTTAGCTCCAGATATGCTTTTCGCATTGGAGGCAGTAGGACTCAATGAGCAGCGCGAAGAACGCAGACGAACGATTGAGGAGCGATGTAATCGTATTATGGAATTGGTGAAGGATACTGGAGATCCTGCATTAGTTTGGTGCCATCTAAACCCGGAGGGTGACTTGTTGGAGAAATTGATTTCTGACTCCGAGCAGGTGAGCGGTAGCGATTCAGATGAAGTGAAGGAAGAAAAGTTTACGCGATTCGCCAAAGGCCAGACGCGAGTCTTAGTTACCAAGCCTAAGATTGGAGCTTGGGGATTGAATTTCCAACATTGCGCTCACGTAACATCTTTCCCATCTCATAGTTTTGAGCAATATTATCAAGGGGTAAGACGTTGCTGGAGGTTCGGTCAGAAGCGTGAAGTGCGAGTTGATATCGTTACGACCGAAGGAGAGAAGTCAGTGCTGAGAAATCTCAAGCGTAAGAGTGCTGCCGCTGATAAAATGTTTTCGGATTTAGTAGCGCAAATGAATGATTCAATGGGTATAAGTAGGGGAGTAAAATTCAAGAAAAAAGAAAGAGTGCCAGCATGGCTATAATCGAACAAGAAATTAAAGAGCGGTATGCGATATACAATGGAGACTGCTGTGAGGTTCTTCAAAAGTTTCCAGACAAATCAGTTCATCTTTCGATATATTCTCCTCCGTTCGGAGGTCTGTATTGCTATAGCTCCAGCGAGCGGGACTTATCGAACTGTTTGGATTATGGAAAGTTTTTCGAGCATTACGCTTTCGTTGTGAAGGAAATTTCTCGCCTTACAATGCCAGGCAGAATTACAGCAGTGCATTGTATGGATGTGCCATCTGGTAATTGCGGCATAGACCATCTCGTTGATTTCCCTGGTGATATCATTCGATTACACGAAAAGCACAAGTTTGAATTCATCGGGAGATACGCGGTCTGGAAAGAGCCGCTGGCAGTTCGCAATCGAACGATGGCAAAGAATTTGGCTCACAAGACTATTGTTGATGATTCTTCGAGGTGTTCCGTTGCATCTGCTGACTACGTGGTCGTTTTCAGGAAAAAAGGTGAGAATAAAGTTCCGATAGCGCATCCAAACGGATTGATGGAATACGCCGGTGAACGCCAGATACCGCATGAGCTTCAGCAATATAAAGGCTGGACTGGCAATCAGATTCAGAATCGGTATTCGCATTGGATTTGGCGACAATATGCGAGTGCATTTTGGGACGATATCCGAATCGGTCGCGTGCTTCCGTTTGAAGCAGCGCGAGATTCGGAAGATGAGAAACATATTCATCCGCTGCAACTCGACGTTATCGACCGAATAATTACGCTGTGGTCAAATCCTGGCGAAGTAGTAGTTACTCCATTTATGGGAGTAGGCTCAGAGGTTCATGAGTCTATAGTTCTTGGACGATTAGCTATTGGAATCGAGCTAAAGCCGAGCTACTATCGGCAGGCAGCAAAAAACATTCATGACGCATCGAATAAAAAACACGCGCAGGAAGAATTGCCGTTGACAGTGTTGAATGAATTGATTCCAGAATTGGTGTAATGAAACAAGCAAAGCTAAAAGTAGAGTCGATTGCGATAGGAAAGCTCAAGCCGCATCCTCGCAATTATCGAGAGCATCCTGCTGACCAGCTCGAACATTTGATTCATAGCATCAAGAAAAATGGTTTCTATCGCAATATCGTCACGGCCAAAGATTTCACGATTCTCGCCGGTCATGGAGTAGTTGCAGCGGCGCAAAAGATGGAGATGAAATTCGTTCCGGTGATTCGACTAAATATTGAGGCTGATTCTCCTTCGGCCTTGAAGGTGCTCGCTGGAGATAATGAAGTCGGCCACCTTATCGAAGTAAATGACAGAGCATTAACGGAAATACTCAAGGAGCTAAACGAAGATGCAGATGGACTTCTTGGGACTGGCTATGACGCGCAGATGTTGGCAGCCCTTGCGATGGTAACAAGGCCGGAGAGTGAAATAAAAGACTTCGATGAAGCCGCCCATTGGGCTGGGATGCCGGAATTTGGTTCAGATGAAAAGGCACTTAAAATTTACGTTCTTTTCCGGAATAGGAAAGATAGAGCAGCATTCGCTAAGCGCGTTGGATTGAAAGTTCCAGAGGACAACGATAGATGGTCAACTTGGTGGCCTTCTAAAGAAAAAGATGATCCTTCATCAGTGCAATTTTCAGGATGAAATTTACCCTTCCAAAATATCCGGTTTATATAATCTCCAAAGGTAGGGCTAAGAATCTTCTAACGGCTAGATTCTTGATTAAGGATGAAGTTCCATTTCAAATCGCAATAGAGCCACAGGAAGAATCCGAATATGCTCCTATCGTAGGGAAAGATCGATTGCTAATTCTCCCATTCAGTAATCTTGGACAAGGTAGTATACCGGCGCGTAATTGGGTCTGGGAGCATGCTAAATCTGAAGGGCATTCAAGGCATTGGATTCTCGATGATAATATTCGGAGCATAAAACGCCGATATTTTGGCTATCGTATCAAGTGTAAATCAGGGAATGCTTTCGCTGCCGTCGAATCGCTTATCGATAGATATGAAAATGTGGCGATAGCTTGACTCAATTATTCTATGTTCGCATTCATAACGAACGGCAGACAAACCCCACCATTTTATCTCAATTCAAGAGTTTATTCCTGCTTACTTATTCAAAATGATTTACCGTTTCGCTGGCGCGGTAGGTATAATGAAGATACCGATTTGTGTTTGCAGGCCCTCTCAAGAGGGTTGTGCACTATTTCAGTCAATGCTTTTCTCATCGAAAAGATGCAAACGATGTCTATGAAAGGCGGCAACTCAGACCAGCTTTACAAAGCGGACGGCAGAACCAAAATGGCTCGTTCACTTGAACGGGTATGGCCTGGAGTCGTAAAAGTAGGTAGACGTTTCAAACGCGCTCAGCATATCGTAAAAGATTCTTGGAAAAGATTCGATAATCAACTCATCTTGAAGCCTGGAATAGATTTGAAGGCAATAAAGCCGAATGATTACGGTCTTAAACTCATCCAAGTAAAACCCATTCGCAGTCCAGCAATCAAAGCTTTGCTCAAGAAATGAAACGCAAAGACATCAAGCCTTTCCGTAAAGCTACTTACGAACAAATCGAGGAACGTATCGAGCTTGTCCAATCTTTGCTCAGTCAAGGTGTCCTAAAAGGTCAAATTAAACGCGTTATCCTTGCTAAATATGGCATCACAGCCCGCCAATGCGAAGAATATATCTCTCGTGCGAAGGATGCCATCCGCAAGCAGTTTGGCCAGAATAAAGACCAGCACAGAAAAGATTCATTCGCATTCTACCAAGCCATCGCAGCACCAGGAGGCAAGGCTAGCCCAGGCGCCCGATTGCGCGCCCGGCAAAGGATTGATGAGCTTCTGGGATTGGATGCTCCGAGAGTCCAGCAAATCAGCGGGCCTGAAGGCGGTCCTATCCAGAGCGAGACTTTCACGATAGAAAAACCATTGAGCCGGGAAGCCGGAAGGAAGATGTTAGAGTTACTTGAAAACAGAATCGGACATAACGGCGCTTCCAATGGAGCAGGCGATTCAAATGGCGAGAGCCATTCGGGTTAATCACGCTCGCAATTATCTTACTGAGTTCTCGTGCTATATAGACCCGAATGCGGCTCAGAATTACGAGGCTGAGCATCTTCGGAGGATTTCTGAGAAACTGGAGGCAGTCGAACGAGGTGAGATTAAGCGGCTCTTTGTAACCTGTCCTCCACGTCATTGGAAGAGTTCCCTTTGTTCCGAGAAATTCCCGACGTGGTATCTCAGCCGCCATCCAAAAGATTCAGTCATCCTAACCAGCCACAGCGGGAATCTCGCTTTAGGTTTCAGCAGGAATGTCCGGGATTGCATCATTGGTAATAATCGTTATCGAGAACTGTTCCCGAACGTGGAGGTCAACCAAGATTTCAGCAGCACGCAGGATTGGGCACTTCTAGGCGCTTATCGGTCCACGATGCGTGCTTTAGGCGTTGGAGCGGCCCCGACTGGCCGTGGGGCAAATCTGATAATTATTGATGACCCAATAGCAGACAATGTTGAGGCTAATTCCAAGGTGCGTCGTGATGCGGTATGGGATTGGTATAAGCAGACACTCAGAGATAGGCTGGACCCGAATGGTGCAATCGTGCTCATCATGTCGCGATGGCACTCCGAGGATTTGGCCGGAAGATTGATGCAGGCTTCAGAGGCTGGAGACGGCGAGAAGTGGGAAACGCTTCACATGCCAGCTATCTCCGAGCAAGGTGAAGCTCTCTGGCCTGAGAAATATCCGCTCGAAGCTTTAGACGGGATTAAGAAGGGTGTCGGCTCAAAAGCATTTGCTGCGAAATATCAAGGGCGCCCTCGACCGGATGAAGGCAATGTTTTGGATAGTTCCAAGTTTGTGATGATTGATGCCGACTCAGTGCCTGAGCTTGTTCAAATAGTCAGGGCTTGGGATTTGGCTTTCTCTGACAAGCAGTCAGCGGATTATTTGGCTGGCGCGAAGGTGGGCATGGATGGGAAAGGGAATTACTACATTCTGCACGTCAAGAGGCGGCAAGGTAAATGGCCGGATGGTAAGCGCGAGATTATCTCAACGGCGCACCAAGACGGAACAAAAGTCATAATGACAATCGAGAGCAACGGACCACAGAAAGGTTACTACCAGGATTTGAAGGTTCATCCAGAGCTACAGCAGCACGTAATATTCGAGGATATCCCCGAAGGTAATAAAGAGATGCGAGCAAGCCTTTGGGGTAGCCGGATGCAGGATGGATTGATATTTTGTGTGCGTGCGGATTGGAATGGCGACTTCTTTGACCAGTGCGACCAGTTTCCTGGCAGCGACCATGACGATTGTGTTGACGGTGTGAGCAGTGCTTATAAATATTTGTCTGGTAATACGAATGTGATGGCTACACGAGTTGAAGCAATCGACCGGCGTGAATATGGCATGCCGAGGTATTCAAGGAGGGTCTTATGAAGATAATGGATTTACTGTCGAGAGCAATGTTCTTATCGCGTTGCGGGATTTGCTTAGGATTGGTAGTTGCTGGAGCCGGAATGATTTTCCTTAAGGAATACACAGAAGGAGCCTTTCAATTATTTGTTGCAATCGTCATTTGTCCAATTTGGGATGATTACTGGGAAAAATGAAATGAATAAAAAAAGCATTATGGGTTTCCATCCACCTGCTCCAAAAGAGATATTAAATAAGCGATTAGAATCTAATCAGAATGAGGTTGTCAAATGCCGAGACGATCTTTTGAAAATCTTTTTCATAAAGGACGGAAGCGATTTGGGAAACATCGCGCATAACCGAAAAACAGCTCACGAGTGGTTAGATGCGCTTCTCGATAATCTGGAGCGAGGCGAAGGCACACTCGACAATGAATTCACGGAAAAGGTGATATTTGAATTTCGCGCCATGACCCAGAAGGAATTCGACGCATTACCAGAGGTATGAAATTAATATCGAATATCTACTCAGTGCCGGCAGGGATGGCTTGTCCTAGATGCGGCACGCAAATAATTGTTAAGGCTGGAAAGAGTTTCACGGTTAGCGGCTGGATATGCCTTGTGATTGGACTATGCTTCAGTCCTTTCCTAATCGGGATACCGCTGGTCATTGCTTCGTTTTGGTATCAAGAACAGAAATATCGCTGCACGAATTGCAAGAAAGTGTTTTGAAAATGAGCAAGCGTAAAATGATTCTATTTTCGATTTGGTCTTCGTATTTTATTGCGCTTCTGGTTTTCGTAAGAATCCTGGAAGCTAAGAAGGTTGAAAAAGAAAGGGATCAAATGATCTACTTAACCGTGACGAATAACGGAATCACTCATCTTGAATTCCACAATGGTTGGAACTTTATCACGAATGCGGACGGCTCGGTTGATATCGAAGGATATGAATATATTCCAGACGATAGTCGGGCAATATGGGATTTTTATTTTTCGCGGGAACAGTTCGAAAAGCAGTCGGTAAGAACCTGGATAAATATCGGTGGCAAGATGAAGCCTTATACGGAGTGCGTGATCAAAGGTCATAAGCCGAATGGAAATTATTCAGATTACATATTCGTCGGAACTGGCAAATCATCACTTATTAAGTCTTCTGGAAAATAAGTTTTAATTTGACTCTTTTCTTTGCTTGTCGTAACAGCTTGCGACGTGGCTAATGAAAATGAGTCTGGAGGTGCGGTCGCTAATGCGATTCCGTCTACTCCGGTTAATAGCCTCATCGGTGGTCAGTTCAGCCCTCCTCCTGAAGCGGTAGCAGCTAGGCTCGGCAAGCCTGATGTCCAGCAGGTATCGCAGACCGATTCGCTGATTACTCCATTTTCTGTCTACCAGTATAAGCAGAGCCGATTTAATCCGATTTCATTCCTTACTCCCGAGTCACTTACTCAGCAGCTTAGTGAGTGGGCCACTGGAACGATGCGTTCGTTTAGTCTCACGATGGATGCAATCGAGAATCGCGATGCTGTAAGCAAGTCAGTGCTTGGCAAGCTCAAGATGACGGTGAGTCGTAGGGAGTATGAGATTGTCGAGGTAGAAGGTGCTGACCAGGCTGAAGCTCAGGCTCACAGCGAGGCTCTCAGGTATTTCTATTCGAATCTTCAGTGCACGAACGCTGTAGACCGCAATCAGATAGGTGGATTCCATTCATTGATTCATCAAATGATGGATGCTGGTCCAAAGAAGTATGCGGTTCACGAGATGATTCTTGATCCAAGGGGTAGCGATTTGTTGACTGCCAAATTCATTTTCGTGCCGCTCTGGTTCTTCGAGAATCGCACTGGTTCGCTCAGGTTTGCTGGTAATTACCAATGGGATGGGGAACCGCTTCGCGATGGGCAATGGATGGTTACAGTAGGCGAGGGCATCATGGAAGCCGTATCCGTAGCCTGGATGTATAAAACCATCGCGATACGTGATTGGTTGATTTACAATGAGCGCAATGGTATGCCGGTGCCGATTGGGCTCACGAATCACGCTCAAGGTTCAGCCGGCTGGAATGCGCTTCAGGATGTGCTCTCAAATGTAGGTCCGAACAGCGCAATCATCGCGAGCGTGAACGACAAGATTGAGAAGATTGATTTTGGCTCAACAGGTCAACTTCCGTATGAGCCGTTAGTGGATTACATGGACAGAGCGATTTGCGCTCTGGCGAGAGGTGCCGACTTGTCAACCATCTCGTCTCATGGTGGAGGGTCTTCGGGTGGTCGAGGAGCGAGTTTGCAGGGTGAAGAGGCCGAAATGATTGAACAGCACTACGGTCAAATCATTTCCGAAACGCTCAATCATTACGTGGATATTCCGGTTTTGAAGTGGCATTTCGGACCTTCCACAACTCCGAAAGCTTACGTCAAATTGAATATTCCAAAGAAGAAGGATGTTCAGCTTGAGATTGAGATTGACCAATTTCTTTTGCAATGCGGTGCGAAGCTTGGAATTGAGGATATGCTGGAGCGATACAATCGAGTTGAAGCTCAGGAAGGCGAACCGACGGCTACTCCACCTCCTACTGGACAACAAGGGCAGGATACTTTCGGAGCCAAGGGAGCTTTGGATATTTCAGCGACTACAGCTTCGCTCAATACAGCGAATGCTATCGCTCAGTCGAAAGTATTTTTGAGGAACGCGATGGTGAGGCTCGCGAAAGACACTTCCCTGGCAGTGCGACCACTGCGAGAGCGCGTGCTTGCAATATCAGAGATGAGCAACGCGGAACAAATGCAAGCCGCGCTCTTGGATTTGAAAGATAAGCTTCCTTCAATGCTCAAGACCATCAATAAGAGTCCAGCCAATGGTCAGGCATTGAGAGAAATTATTGCGACGATGGCAATTAACGGGTTAACGTCCGGGCTGAATACGGCTCGACATGTCGAAAGATGATAAATGAAAAAGTTCTTGAGTCAGTTTGCGATGGTCATTGTTGTGATGATTGTGACATTCAACTTAATGGCTATATTCCCATTGCCAGAGCTAATCAAAACTGTCTCCTCTTCCTCGGTGCCTGAGCAGCTTTCGACGAATAACGATACGCATTACAGGACGATTGTGTTTACTGGAAACAAATCGGCTAGGACAACCAACACGAGCAAGGTATGGTTGCAGCAGAATCCCACTAATGATGCGGGTGGATTTTATATTCAGCCGGGCGAGAGAATCATTATCACCGACCAGCAGAATGGAGTTTGTCCGACAAACTGGTGGATTGATGTTGAGACGGCGAGCGATGGAGTTTCGTGCGAATTAATTCCATGAAAAAGATTTTTGGATTCGGGCTCGTTGCTATTGATAGTTTGAAAGGGATTATTGCATTCATATTAGTTGCAACGGTTGCATTCAATCTTGTGGCTCAGGTGATTCTTTTCACGACAGACACGACGCTTAAAATAGGCGCACCGGGTATTACTAAAATAGGAGGAACGGTAATCGATGTTCCGGGAATAACCGTAACAAATTTCTTACTGCATGATGCCACTGGAGCACATTTATTGAATGATGCGACAGGAGCCGATTTGCTGAATGACACACCAATTCAATGACAACGCGAATTTGGATAGTCTTAGTCTGTTTAATTTCTTTTGGCGCACTTGCTCAGAGGCCGAGTGATTTGGTGTCTACGAATCTAGCGCAGTCAACGGATACTCTGCTTCTCTCTACGGATTACGGAAGCGGAAAGACTAATTCAGTGAAGATTCAGGTTACTAACTTGAATGCCCAAGTGTGGACTGCCATTGGTCTTAAGCTTTCCTCTACTAGCAATCTTTGGTATGTAGTTTCGGGCACGAATGAAGCGATGGATGGGAACATTTTTGTCAATCGAGTTATTCCGACGAATGGAGTTCTTTTTCCGAGCGGTGCGTTGCTTGGTCCAGTAACTCTCGCCGTATTGAATTCAGGAGGCAGGGCAAAAGTGATTAACAATAGCTCGACTGCTTTTTCTACATTGATGCTCCAAGGCGGAACCGGTGCTCAAGATTTTTTGGAGTTGAGTCATAACGGAACGGTAGATGCGCTTGTTTATACGAACGGAGACATCCAATCCTTCTTCGGTATGAGTAGTCCGAGCTTGGATATTACAAATTTTGTGAAGCTCAGGAATGCGACAGCGAGTAAGTTGGTGATTACAGATAGCATCAATTTACTTACGAACAGCACGCTTGCGACGACGGATTTATTTACCGTGCTCACTAAAGCTGATGTTCTTGACGCTGGGTTTTTTGCTGCTGATGCTGGTGGGAGCGATACTTATTCAGCTACGCTTTCGCCGGCCATCACGGCTTATGTAACAGGTGTTCACTACAGGTTCAAAGCGAACACTGCGAACACGGGAGCGGCAACCATTAATCTCAATACACTCGGCGCTAAGACTATCAAGAAGCCAGTGGGAGGCATCACAACTGACCTTTCGGATAACGATATTCGAGCCGGTCAGTGGGTAGAAGTTGTTTACGACGGCACGAATATGCAAATGATTTCTCAGTTGGGGAATGCAGGCTCAGGAACCGGAGATGCGCTTGTAGCTAATCCATTGAGTCAATTTGCAGCGACAACGAGCGCTCAGTTTGCCGGCGTGATTTCAGATGAGACTGGCGTTGGCAAAGTTCTATTGGCTGATGGAGGGACAGCAGGCAGTTTGATCGTGACTTCAAATTTGACGGCTGGAAGCATTACGGTTCTCGGGACTGGGACGAATACGATGAGCGATTTGAACGTGACTAATTCCGTGAACGTCGGCGGTCTTACGGTCGTGAGCAACATTGTCGTGGGTGGAACTGTAACGGCAGCGAACTTCATCGCCGGAGCTACGAACTTCGTTTCCGCGTTAAACCTGAAGGCGCCACTTGCTAGCCCAACATTCACAGGCGACCCCCAGGCTCCGAACGTTGTCCTGTCAGATAGCGACACAACAATCGCGAATACGGCTTTCGTGAAATCCAACATTACTGCTATTTCTACTTTCGTTCTCAAGGCGGGAGACACAATGTCCGGCACTCTTACAGTGACGGGTTTGACGAACTCTGCTCTTACAGCCTCGCAAGCAGTAGTGACAGCAGCGGATAAATCACTCGCTTCCGTAGCCTATACCGGGTCAGGAAATGTTATGAGGACCAGGACTGGCGTCTGGAGGAACATCACGATTCCGGCTGATGGGTGGATGATCAATCGGACGAACTCTGCAACTCAAGCGACGAACTCTTATGCGGGGACTGGGTATTTCGACGTTCCTCTTTACTCATTCGCCGACGCGCAGACCAATCGTATAACGCGAATCTTCAACACGCCGGAAGCTTATGATGGTGGAACAGTTAAATTAAAATTCACTTGGAGCGCCACCGGAAGCGGCGACGTGAAGTGGTTTGCACATGGGAAAATCCTGCCCGACAATGGAGACCCAAACACCGCCTGGGGAACTTCGGTAAGCATAGTTGATACTGCTCAAACTGCTAGTCGTCCATTACAGTCAGGAGCTACTGGAGCGATGACTTTTGGAGGGACACCCGCAGCGGGAAGCGTGGCCGTAATAGAAGTCTATCGAGACGCGGGAGACGCTTCCGATACGCTAAATTCATCGGCTGAACTATGGCTCATCAATATGGGATATCAGGAAAGCGCCACCGAACCTACCGCATGGTGATGAACCGCCGCAAATTCATTCTTCGGAATGGGATGCTTGTGCCTTTCGTTCTGGCTCCGCGAATTGCTTTCCCGCAAGTCCTCTTACAAGGGCGCAAAGACGTGCGTTTTCCGGCTTCAAATACTGGAGATACAACCCTCGTCGGTTGGTGGAAGCTAAACGACGCCAGCGGAACAAATGCGACTGATAGCACAGGGAATGGAAACGCTGGAACGCTCACCGGGAGTCCCGCGTGGGGGACTGGACCAAACAGCAATGGAGACCTTACTTTTGACGGCACCGACGATCTGATCACGGTCGCCAACGAGAGTAATTTCGACTTTGAACGGACGAACACGTTTAGCATTACTTTCTGGATCAAGGTCAATGCGTCAGCCTCTGGTGGCCATTTCATTCTTGGAAAAAACTACAGTTTCGGGAATGTGCAGGGTTACAATTTTGCCGCCGACACCGACAACACGCAGCTAAAATTTGCGCTCGTTGACTCTTCCGGAAACGCATTGATCGCCGCAACTGGAGGAGGCTCGATCATCGCGGGCACGTGGTATTTCATCGCGGGCACTTACAGTGGAAGCTCGGCTGCGAGCGGAGTGAAAATTTACGTTAATGCCGGGACGCCCGCTGTTGCCCCATCGGGAACATTGTCTAACACGTTGTTGCACGATGAAGCGGTCAGGATTGGAGTTTTTGCAGGACTTGGCCAACCCTTCTGGGGAGAGCTTGACGATATTCGAATCTACAATACCGAGCTTTCCAGCGGTCAAATTTCAACCCTCAATTCGGCGGGTGCCCAATGAGATTGTTTCTGGCTTTACTGCTCTCTTGCTCCATTGCAAAGGCCGCAACAATCATTGCGGTCAATCCCGGACCCGTGGCGGTGTCCAACGCGATGCAACTGGTTTCGGCGGGAGATACTCTTTCCATTCCGGCAGGACTTTCTAATTGGACCTACGGGATTGCATGGACGGCTCCTAGCAATGTTACTGTTATCGGAGCCGGCACAACGGCCACGGGCGGCGGCGACCAAACGGTAATCGTGGACAATAATCCAGGGAATAGCCCTATTTTCGACATCACATTAGCATCCTCCGGGACTTTTCGCTTCTCTGGAATAAGCGTGATCGGAGGAAATGGAGCCATCAAAGACGAGGAAGGCGTCATCCGATTTCTTGGGCCAACCAACACCGGACAAATTCGCGTGGACCATTGCAGGTTCGATAACCAGATCTACAGTCCTGCGCTTACGAGCGGAACACACATGCCAGTCTTCTTTAATCTCACTGGCGTCGTGGATCACTGCATCATGTCGCACGCAGGAAATTCATCGCTCTATATTTACAGGAGCGGCTCCAGTTTAGTCGGTGACGAGACGTGGGCGGCAGACACAGGATTTGGAACGTCTGACTTCCTCTATCTGGAGGATAACATTATCAACGGTGGATCGGCATCTTTGGTCTTTGGAGATATACCGTCTCGCGTCTGGGATATGACCGGAGGAGGGAAGGCCGTTTGTCGATTCAATACGCTTTATTTTTGCTCCGGTGGAGAAATTCACGCCACCGGCCATGCCGGAAATGACCGAGGTGGACGGGCGGCGGAAACTTACGGAAATCTTTACGCACTGGCAGCCAATGAATCAATAACCGAACGCAATGCCAGGGCGATGGCAGATACCCAAGGTGGGACCTCATTGGTATGGGGTAACACCGCCGAGACTGGAGCCATTCAATCTCTCATCACCCTGAACACGGTTCGCAAGAACTCGATCACGTATCCGCAAAGCCCGAATCCAACGGGATGGGGTTATGCTGGACCTGTGCCGGTAGCGACCGGAACGGTATCTGTGACGGCGACCGCTGTCACCAAAACAGGCGGCACGGATTTCAGCTTGCTGTGGCCGGCAGGGACAATGATATACATCGTCGGTATGACCGCCGTCGGGGTGCTCGATCAGGAACCCTCCCCTGGTCCAACTGCGGGGATTGCGTCAGTAATTTCAACAACTTCAATCACCTTGCAGAATGGCGGGCATACCGGAGCTCCCCTTACTGGAGCCGCTTATTTTGTCGGGTCCGCATGGGACGGAAATACGACTGCTTACGGATATCCGGCAATCGATCAGACCGGGCGTGGCCGCGGCGATTTGTTAACCGGGAGTCATCCAACAAAGATAAATTCCACTACGGGAACGATTGCCTGGCCGAATCAAGCGCTGGAGCCTGTTTACGTGTTCAACAATACGGCCACGCCTACAGTAACGGCATATAGCAATGCGGACACCAACAGGATTGCTTCCGACCGAGATTACTACGCGCAGGCGAGCGGGATTCAGACATCTCCGACGAGTCCATTTGACGGCACCTCTGGGACTGGATGGGGCACCATCGCCAATCGTCCTGCCACTTGCACGACGGGAGTAGGATATTTTGCAACAGATCAAGGTTCATGGAATACTAGCACATCTAATCCTTATGGAGTCCAGCAAAACGGGGCTGATGGAGTGTTGTATAAAGCTACTGCTCCTAATACTTGGACTCTATATTATACTCCTTACACCTACCCTCATCCTCTTCAGGGAACAACTGTTCAAATTGGAAATAATAATTGGGGTGGATCAGTAAGATTAAATGGGAAGGGAAATTTCAGATGAGCCACAACCCGGAAAAGGCCAGCGAGAGAATTTTCATTCGAGTTACTCCGACTGATAAGCGAATTATTGCCGAGGCCGGTGGGGAAAATATGTCCGAGTGGGCCAAGCGAAAGCTTAGAGAAGCGGCCAATGAGCAGCAGCGTAAAACTGGTGTGCGCACACGGTAAGTCTTGTCAGTTTCTTTTGTAAGTGCGATTTGTGCGTCGTGATTGGCACAATCGAGTTTCCTTCAATCCTGTTTGTAAATGAGTTTTCGGCTCCTAACGAGGCGACTAAGCTTCGCTGGGTGATGCTCAGTCCGTTCGGTGATTGGCCGAATCAGCAAGGTCTTCAAAGGATCCAAAAACAAGATGCTGATAACATTGTTCAGAGCTTCAATTCTATCACGAACATCGCGCACAAAACGATTGGTCTACCATTTTTTATCGGTCATCCCGACCACCCTGCTTTCAGCGACCGTTACAAGGACGGAAAAGCTTACGGGCGCATTAAGACGCTCGAAGCTCGTAACGATGGTCTTTGGGCCGGGGTGAGATTTGGGGCAGAGGGCGAGAAGCTGATTTCAGATGAAGCTTTTCATGGTCATTCGGTAAACTGGTTCCTGAAGGAAGACCCGAATGCAAAAGGTGTTTGGCGTCCGTTCAAGCTCAAGTCGGTCGGTTTCACGAATGAGCCAAACATACCAGTTCCGCCAGTAACCACGGCAAATGAGTCCGATTATAAAAATTCGGATGGAAGTTTCAAAGGTGGTTTTGATGGCTGCGTAGCTTACATGCAGACTGATTCCGGAGGCGGACATGACGAGGATAGCGCTAAGAAAATCTGCGGTAAAATCGCGGCTGACCAGAGCGTGAACGAGAAGCGGTTTTTGACCGTTGCCATGCTTCGTCATTTCGGAAACGTAATGAGTGAAGCCGGAGAAGACCCGGCGGAGGAGGCGACCGAATCACCGACTCAAGAGTCAGCAGAGATGACGGCTGAGGATGCTCAGAAAAGATTGGATAATGGGAATGCTTCACTTCGAACGGCTCGCGCCTACGATTTGAATACTAATCCTGAACAGGCGCAGCAAGCTTATGCTGATGCTCGTGGTCATTTTCAAGCCATTCTCAATTCGCCTCACAGTCAGTTTCATCCTGAGGCTCAGGCAGGTATGTCCGACATTCAAAATACGACTTCTCCGTATTCTAGGGATTTGGCGATGGCTCAGATGAGGAATCCTAAGACACACGGAGAAAAGTTGGCAGCAGTGCTGCCTTAAACCAAAAATGAAAATGAAAAAAATTCTTAAAGCCTTATTCGGTTTCAATGCAGTTATTCAGATGGCTAACGAAGCGGTCGATTTCAAAAAGATGATTTACGACCTGCTTGGGTTGCCGGCGACCGCCGACGATTCGATGGTCAACGAGCGATTCAAGAAGGCCATGTCAGTGTCCGCCGATGATACCTCGAAAAAGATGGTGGCCAAATGCAACGAGCTTGAGGCAGCGAATGCCACGTTGAAAACTCAGCTATCAGATGCTGAAAAAGCGAAGACCGGCTTCGAGGTGAAAATCACCGAACTGACTACAGCCAAAACTTCTGCTGACGGGTTGTTTGCCAATGAGCGGCAGGCCCGCATTAAGTTGATTGTGAATCAGGCTGTGTTGGATGGTCGGCTAACCGGAGCGGATGTGGAGCCGACTATTCAAATTTTAGCTAACGCCAAGGATTTTGATGCCGAAGTTTCCTCATTAGATAAGAAGGAAAAGAAGATACCAGCTCAGAAAAGCGCGGGACTCGGTAATGAGGTGAAGGGGCTGAACGAGCCGTCGGCCGCGTCCAAAAAGTTCACTAACCTTGTGAACGAGCGAAAGCAGAAGTTCCCGGGCGAAGGCCACCTTGGTTCATGGAAGGCTGTTGAGGCCACCGACGAAGGCAAAGCTCTCATGGCTCAGATGAAGCAACCAGAACACCTCAAGAAGTAAGGAAAGCTATGTTCGCAATACTGGGATTTATGGTTCTCAGCACAATCATTGTGTGGGATTTGGAAAAACCAAAAAAGTAAAAAGGAAATATGGCAAAGGATGAAAAGCAGTGGGGCGGGCCGACATCGGCAGTTGTGAATAACCCGACTCTTGAGGCAGCGTTAGTTGAGAACGCGAAGATGAAGGAAGAAATTCAAGCTCTCAAAAAGCTTGTGAAAGATTTGGAAGTGCAGCTCGGAGCTGCCGGCATCACCGAAGACATTCGCGACGAAGTGAATGAACGAATGCGAGCCGGGCTCGGCCGGGAAGATGCAATCGAAGTCACGCGCCGACAACGCGCACATGACCGTCAGTTAGCAGAACAAAAAGCAAAATCGGCTTGAACGAATATCGTCCGGCCAAAAACAAAATCTAAACTATGAATTACCTAATGCTTGGAGCGGTGCTCCTGCTGGCCATTTTCTCCTGCGCGTGGCTTGCTTACCGGAAGCGCGGAGAAGTCCTCAACATGGCCAATGCAGCGAACTCTCCGAATGCGGGTGTTCATGGTGATGGTTATGTTACTTATTTGGCTGATGCGGCAATCACGCGATACCACCTCGTAAAGACCGGTTCCGATGAGAACCACGTTGCCGTCAGTGCGGGCGCTACAGATAAAATCATCGGCATCGCTCAAGACCAGGCTGATTTGCTTGGAGACCCGATTAGTATCGCTGTCCTTGGAGCGGTAAAGGGCACTCAGCGCGTTATTGCTACCGGGGTGATAGCGGTTGACGCTTTTGTTCAGTCGAACGGCGACGGGACTGTTAAGACGGCTGTATCCACTGGTTACGTAGTCGGGAAAGCCTTGAAGGCATCCGGGGCGACTGGCGATGTTATCGAAATTACTCCGTGCCTCGCGTTTGCGCCTCTCGCGTAATCGGCAAATTCAGAAACAAAATAAAAATATGAATGACCACGCTTTTGTAAATGAAATGCCGGAGGATACGGGGAGACAGGCTGCTGACGTGATATGCGCAGCGAATGCCTCCAGCCGATTCGTTGAAGCTTTTTTCAGCGAGCCATTGACGGCTTACTCGACCGGCTGGACTGACCAGGAGAACCTTCAGGCGTTGCTTGATTTTCTCGCACCTGAAGTTCCGACGAGCCGCCGGTTCGAATATGCGACTTTCCCGAATATTGAGGCCTTCATTTCGGAGACTGACGACATTCGAGCAATCGGAGCCGACTTCAAGCGGGTGGAATACACCAGCACGAAGGCTAACGGCACCACGAAGAACAAGGGGCTGACCGTTCGAGTGGACATGGACAATGTGGACCAGTCCTCGAATTGGAGGGAGCTTACTGTTTCCCGTTTGATGGAACGCTTGCTGCGAAATGAAATTCGCCGCGCTATCACGCTGCTTTCGGCGGCTGCGACCAACACGGCTAAAACATGGGACACGACTGCCGGAAAAGACCCGGACCAAGACGTGATGAACGAGGCTGTGACATTCAATTCACTCGTGGGCGTTCCAGCGAGCAACGTGCTTTATGACCTTACAGCTTGGAGCAAGCGTATCGTATCGCATCGCGCACAGAATACCGCAGGCGGCTTTGCTTCGGCAAGTCAGGCGGTTGACCAGGTTGCTCAGTTCTGTGGTCTGCAACGCGGCTACGTAGCTCGGAGCTATTACCAGACCGGCCCTTCAACCAAGACTTCAATTCTCGGTGGCAACCGGGTGCTAGTCTACCTCACGAAGCCGAACGCAACTCCGTTCGACCCGTCCAACATCAAGCGGTTCACGACTGCAACCATTGGCGGCACCAAGACGCGTGTTTACGAACAGCAAGTTTCGATGAAGAACATCGATATTACTGTTGAGATGTATAGCGACGTGGTAATGACTTCCACGCTCGGAGTTCGTCAGCTCACTATTTCGTAATCGGTTTTCTTAAAACCATAAAATGTCGGGGAAGCCTGAATGTAAAAGTTCACTTCCCCGACGGTTCTGAAAAGGTCAGAATGAAATTCATACTCAGTTTTTTGTTGATGGTTTTCGGATTGAGTGCGTCGGCTCAGACGGTGACGCTTCTGACGCTTTCGACGAATAAGGTTCCACCGGTTCAAACGAACACGACGGCGAGTTCGAGTATTCCAGTGCTCGCTGCGGCTAATAAGGTGAGCTTGTTCTTTCGTGGGACTGGAGTTGCGTGGACAAATGCGGCTACGCCTGGAGGTGGCACGATTACACTAGTGTTTGACGTGAGCATCAATGATTCGATGTATTACAAGGATGCGCGATTCAGATTTCCGCTTACGCTGAACGATACCACCGAGGTAACAGGCTGGACGAATATCGGTTGTCAGGGGTATCAGTATCTCAGGCTTTCATCGATTGAGAATCCAACGACAAACGGGTGTCTCTCTAACATCGTCATTCACGCTCTCGTGAAATAAAGGGATCAAATGATCCACTTAAAAAAACTTCTGGTTTTTGCTTTAGCGTTGATTGCTCTTTCGGTTAACGCTCAGCAACAAATAATCCCTTTCACGGGCGACCCCGGAAGTTACGTGAATGGCAACGGCGATGTTGTGCCGCTATCAGGTTTATCTGGATTGGGTTTGATTGGAGGGACGACCTACAATTTTTCAGACCAGTTCACGCAAACCGGAACCGGTAATACGAATGTTGCCATCGGCCCGAACGTGTCTCTGACGAACGTGTTTTTCATCGGGAATAGTATTTACCCAACTTTGGATATCGGAACGAATCAGGGGACGATTAACATCGACGCTTCACTTGCTTCAGAGTGGACAGGGACAATGGCCGGTAACTTGACTCTCGGAATAACGAATTGGTCTAATGGTCATCCGATTAACCTCACGATTACGAATCAGGGCGCTTTCACGCTCACGATTACGAATACCGTTTACTGGACCTTCAGCGGAACTTCGACTCAGCCACCGCTTGAGCAGGTATCTGGAATAATTGGTATCTATCATTTCTTCCAAGACGGGAGCAGGATTAAAGGTTCCCTTGAAGGTAGGTCGATGGCCCAAGTGAGGCTTCCTATTTCGCAAGTAACGCTACCCACAACGAGTCCGGCAAGACTGGAGTATGTTTCGACTACGGGACTGAAGAGACTAGCATTTGCGACGAACGAGACAGCTTATTTTCAGTTCACGCTACCGCAAGATTATGGGAGCAGTCCGCAATTAAGGATTCCATTTTCGTGTTCAGGGGCAATCACCAATAGCGCTTCATTTTCAATCAGCGTTTGGGCCCAAACTCCTGGCGATGCGCTTGCGGCTGATACAGAGTCTTACGATACTGCGAATACCGGTTCGAAAGCTGTTCCAGGGACTCTCAATTTTCCGGAAGTGTTGGTCATGTCTCTGACGACCGTGGACTCGATGGCTGCTGGTGATACAGTAGCCATTAGGATTACGAGCACTACACCGTCCGCGCTGAATGACATTCGAGTGAGGGGTGATGTGATGTTGGAGTATTTCAGAAAATGAGGATAGCGATTACATTTTTAATCGTCTCACTGTGCCGCTGCCTTGGGGCAGCGGTTCTGTTTGATGGTGTGAATGACATCTTGGGATTCGGGACGTTATCGGATGCTATCTACAAGGAGAACAGTGCGGTCACTTACTCGGCTTGGTTCATTGCGTCGAGCGATGGGGAAGCCAATGCAGGAATCTTTGCGCGTAAAGGTCAGAATATTTTGAAGTGCTCATCCCCCCACGCGGTGCGCTTTACGGTTGGAGGTGGGACGGTGCTTACGCGGTTGACGAGCAATGACGCTTGGGTGACCAATATTTGGAATCATCTCATTATGACTTGGGATGGTTCAACGAACGCTGCAAATTGCCATATTTACGTGAACGGAGTTGAGGCTTCTTACGCCACGACGACCAACGGCCAAACACCAACTGACAATGCTGCGGATTCCCTCACCATCGGGAATGATTTGAATACTGCTAACACGTTTGATGGTCGCATAACTGAAGTGGCTATGTATACGAATGTAGTTACGGCTGCGGATATCAATAAGCTCGCGTTTTCTCGAACGGCAGACTTTCCTCTGATGTGTTCAATCTTGCCTGAGTGTTATTGGAAGCTTAACGACTTCACCGATGGAGCTACGATAACGGGAGTAGGTTCGATTATTGATTCGTCTGGTAAAGGCCATCACGGTAACCCCACTAACAGTCCGGTTGCAAAAGCAGAAGTTGTAATTACAGGTCCATGAAAATATTTCTGGTCATACTCAATTTACTAGCGTGTCGATTTGCCGAAGCGCAGGGGCTTCAATTTGCACGCACTCCAGTTCAGTTAATCAATGGTCAGTTTGTGGTTGATTGCCCGTTCTTTCCTCCGTCAAGCAATTTGGCTAACGGTGGAGTAGTAGTTACCTGGACGAATTATGTTTACGTCACCAACTATGTATTCAGCACAGTGACGAACTACGTTTTCATCACAGCGACAAACAGTGTTCCGCGTCCGAGCATGGAGTTGACGAATAACATCCTGACTACCCCAATGCCGGGCACGCGGATGGACTATTTCAAATTTGTTAATCAACCAACGGTTTTCACAATGGGGCAGATGGCAGTTGGAGATGAGTTTGTGATTGAGATTTTTAATGGAGCGTCGAATCTGATGACATGGCCGAGCGGAATAAAGCTACCGAACGGACCATTGCCGACGAATGCGGCTCGTGCGTGGCCTTGGTTCAAGAACGTCCAAGGAGAGATTTGGGCCAGCCCCTGAAAGGAATTTATGATGATGCTAATCAGCGGAGAAGCCTTATTGAACACGCTTTTCGTGCTCGTAATTTGGGGAATCATTGTTTGGGTGCTTTGGTGGGCCTTGAATAAGATAGCTCCGCCTGAACCTTGGATGAAAATAGGAACGGTGATTCTCGTATTGCTGACCGTTGTCGTTCTCGTGAACATTTTGTTGAGTTTAATCGGGCATCCTTTTATCTCATGGCACTAAGGCTGATTCTTTTTTTGAGTCTGTTGTTTCCTACGTTTGCGCAAGCATATACGTGGGTGACCTACGATTATTCGGAAACTCTTTCGAGTAACAACACGACCCGTGCTTTCCGTCTCGCGATACCATCGGATTACAATTTGGTTCGAGGGCTGCTTGTGAATTTCAATGGTTCATCTGGCGATTCACGAGGTGAGTATGTCCGGAAGTATTTCGCTAACTGGATGAGGCTACCGGAGCATCAGTTTGCATTCGTGGGAAGTATCGGGACTGAGCTTGCACCGAACACCCAATTACCTGGTGAAGTGTTTCAGAGAGCTTTAGCTTCATTTGCCGTTCAGGCCAATCGTCCGGAAATTACTAATTGCCCGTGGGCGTTCTATGGGTTCAGCGCTGGAGCAACTAGGGGCTACGACGTTACCAGGACCAACGCGTCAATGTCTCTGGGGTTAGCTCTGATTTCTGGCGGCGTAGGATTCAACATAGGCGACCCTCCTCCTGCTTCACCGACAGACTGCTTATTGATTCCCACTTACATGGATGCGAGCAAGACTGATGTTGGTTCGATAACGAACTCGAACTACATTTTTATTTCGACCAATGTGCGCTCAGGATTACTTGGGACGTTCGATTTGATTCAGACCGGCACAACACATGCCGAGACATGGAATCAGCACGCGCCGGGCATGTCTTGGCTTAAGAGCGCCATAAAATACGAGTATCCGACTAATCAATGCGTATCATTTGGGAAGCTTACATTGAATCGGATGGCCAAGTCGGATGGGTGGCTGATTCAGCCAGCATTTAATAACGTGCCGTTTCCGTTGATTACGAATTACTCCGCTTACCCTCTGGACAAGACGAATAATGCCTGGTGGTGTCCGGACAAAGACGCGGCTTATGTGGAGCGGGCTTTTGCGAGTTGGGACAATCGACTTTCGATTACTGCGCCGACTACTGAGCTTGAGGTTGCGCCGAATCAAAATATCACGGTGACGGTTGATGACTCCCTTTTCGTTGGCTGGACGAATTTAGCGCTGTTCAACTTCTCGACTAACATCGCGAACAAGACCACAGGAACGGCAAGCTTCGTCATTACGAATATTCAGCCCGGCATGTATGTGCTTTCCGTGATAGGCACGCATGCTGGCACGAACGCGATAAGCCAGCCGATTCTGGTTTACGCAAATATACTTACAGCTCCACCGGTCTCCCCCTGCCTTGGCCGGGTCTGGATCGCATCACCAACCGGCTCGGCTGGTGGGGCTGGAACTTTGGCAAGCCCGTGGGATTTGCAGACCGCTATCTCTTCAGCCAGCGTGCAGCCTGGAGACACGATTTACCTTAGAGGCTCTCCGGGGTTTGCGGCTTACACACATTTACCTCAAGGTTCAATTCCGGGAAGTCTGGAGGGTTGGATTTTCAAGTGCACAATTTCAGGCACTTCAGTTGCACCGATAACGATTCGTTCGTATCCGGGAGAAAAGGCGAGGATTGACGGTGGGGAATACAGCGGCATTTACGCTTACCATGCGGCTGCCAGGCCTGCCTTCATCATTGGAGATTCAGGAGATGCGACGAAGGGAACGGATATTATTTTGCAGGATTTGGAATTCTTTTCGAGTTCGACCAGCGCAAGATTTTCGGCCGACACAGTGAACCCTTCTTTTCCAAATGACTATTTCAGAACGGAAGGTCCATACGTTTACGGGACGCGAAGCAAAATCGTGAACTGCGTGTCTCATGATTTGTCCAACGGACTTTCATTTTGGAAGCAGGCGAGCACCACTGAGGCTTACGGGAATGTAACTTTCAATAATGGATGGGTTGGAACTCCACAGCTTCACGGCCATGGGTTTTATACTCAGCACAATACAGCTTCCGGATTCGTTACTATTCAGAGGAATATTTGCCTGAATCCTTACGACAAAAACATTCAGATGTATGGCTCATCGAGCGAGCAGTTTTCGAAGTATCGAACCAAGGAAAATATTTATCTCGGAAACCGTGGAGCCGGCCACGGAGGAGTCTTGCTTGGGAGTCGAAATGGTGGTTCGGCAGACAGATTGGTTGATGACCAGGTGACTGACAATTACGGGTTCAGTTGTGACCTTTCACTTTATTACGAGCAAGACAATAACGCGTATCATGATGTGATTTGCACCGGGAACTACTTTTACAACTGCCAGTTCAATTTGAGTAGCTGGAAATCGGCAATCATCACGAACAATTACATTATCAGTCCGGCTCTCGGAGGAGTTCAGCGAATCGTGGACTACTACCCGAACACTCCACGTCCACCTATTACGTTTTTGCCTTGGACGATGAACTACAATACCTATGTGACCACGAATAACGGAAAGGTGTTCGGGATAGAGACTGCAACTCCCACAAACTTTGCAGGCTGGCAAGCTATTACTGGTTTCGATACGAATTCCACTTCCAGTTTTTCGATACCGTCCGGGACTAACTTAACTCGGGTCTACAATAATGCTTACGATGCGAATCGAGCGCAGGCTTTCTCCTATAACTGGAGAGGCGACAATTTTGTGGCTCTTGATGTTTCAGCTTTAGGGTGGGGAACAAATACCAGCGTGCTCGTGCGTAATGTTCAGGACTACTACGTTGACGCGGTGCCGATGACGACAACGGTCAGCAATACGATTATCGTGAATATGCAAGCGAGCGCGCACACAGTAGCGATACCGTATGGCGAGACTGGTGGCGCTCTTTCGCCGAAAAGCTTTCCTTTGTTCGGAGCTTGGGTCTTGGAAAAGAACGGAGTTAACACTCAGCCTCCGGCTAATTTCGTGACAACCATTGGCTCGGTGAACCCTAATTCTGCTGTCTCGATTACAGTGAGTCCGAATGACAACTCAGGGCTTGGGAATGGCAGCACAACCTTTCTTCGGACTAACGTGAGCGGCATTGTGATAACTCTGACTGCTCCGTCAACGGCTGGAGGGAACGTATTTCAGAAGTGGACTCGTGATGGTTCTGATTACTCGACTGATACGAATGCTTTTGGGATTCTTTACACCAATGTTTCAAATTCAAGTTTCGTTGCTTTCTACGCGACTCCGGCCGCACCGAATAATCCCTACATCGTTTCGGTAAGTAGCCAGAATCCGAGTTCAGGAGTAGCTATCACGAGCAGCCCGAATGATGCTGGAGGCCTTGGAAACGGGACAACCGGCTTCACAAGGACAAATGCTTTGAACGTGATTACGACTTTGACTGCGCCATCAACAGCAAGCGGTAATAATTTTGCGCGATGGGAACGAGATGGGGTGCTCTACACGACGAACGCTGCCGCGACGTTTACGAATGTTTCGAATGTGAGTATGGCTGCGGTTTACACAACTCCTGCACCGCCAGTTAACTGGACCACCGCTTTTGATTCGGTTGGCGCTTCGACGGTGAAGTTCACTATTTCAACTCTCGACAACGGAGGGTTGGCTTCTGGAGATACTCCGTTTTCTCGAACAAATATTGATGGTCGAGTTACGAGTTTATCCGCCGAAGATCCAGCGGTGGTTAACGGATTCGATTTTCTGGAGTGGTTGCTTGACGGGGTCCTCTATTCGACGAGTGCGGCTATCACTTACACGAACAATCACAATGTCGCGCTGACTGCGGTTTACACGAATGCTTTTTACTCGGTTGATATTGCGTCCGTAGCTCCGACAGTGTGTCCGGTGACAATCTTTCCTGCTGATAATACCGGAGCTTCGGGTGGTAGCACTCCTTTGACTCGCGTTTGGGATACCGGAACGATTGTAACTTTGACTGTGAGTCAGGCCGAGAAGGACGGAGCAATCTTCCAGAAGTGGCAGCGGAGCGGAGTTGATTACACAACTGCTTTGGGTGCTACGTTCACCAATAATGCAGCGGGAATTACTTATACAGCCGTTTACGGACCTGCTCCAATAATTTCTGGAGGGACAACTTTCAGCACTCCAGCATCGGCAGCTAAACGCGGAACGAGATATTGAAATGAGAACATCTGAAAAGAAATGGTTTCGCGGTTTAGTTGGTGGAGTTATTTCGGCTTCAGCGAGTGCCGGAAGCAGCTTTCTTGGAATGGCTGGGGCCCATGGAATCGGAATTGATGTTCCCCTGCTTAACTGGAAGTCGCTTGGGGTTCTCTTGCTCACGAGTGGTTTGTTGTCAGCGTTTCTTTTTCTGAAGCAATCTCCTTTGCCACCGGATGACGATACAACGATTATCACTCGACAGACCACGACCCAGGGAGAAGTTTTACCTGGCGTTGTGCAGCAAGTTCAAGTAACCGAGGTGAGCAAAGTAAAAACGGAAAAGCCTGAAGAGGCTGAACAAAAATAAATGAGTGGAACAGCATGGTCCTCAATTATCGTCGATGACCTTTTTCCTTACTTAGTTTCTGCTCAGATTGGAGCGCTAAGAACAGCGGCTCTCAGCACAGTAAGCCCGAATCAAGGCGACCCGTTTATTCCGATAATGCCGGCGATGGCTTCTCGCATACGTGCGGCTATCGCAACTTGTCCAGCGAATCAGATTAGTTTGACTACCAACTCGGTGCCTCCGAGTGCTAAGTGGGTTTTGATTTGGCTGACGCTGGAAGAAATGCAGACTCGCATTCCAGGTTTGAATTTCACGAAGGCGCAGATTCAAATCATAGCTGATGCGAAGAAATGGTTGGTGGATGTTGCGGCTTGTAAGTTGGGTATCGAGCAGCCGATTGACCCGGACCCAAACTTCCCGGTTTTGAGTGGACCGAACGCTTTCCTTATAAATCCAGCAACGCGATATGCTACTCCGACAACCTTAGCTGGGCTCTGACAAAATGATTGGCGAACAAAAATACGAAGTCATCGAAGCTGGTAAGTCCTACAAGTTGTCAACCGGAGTAGTAATTGACTTCATTGAGCCAACGACTGGGCTTGGTGTGACCAACGAAGAGCTTGTTGGGATACTTATTCACAGGTTGAGAATTCAGGGCCAGCAATGTTCGAGCAAAGCCACAAGCCGGGCGATTACGAAGCTTGAAGAAGTTGAGGAGTGTTTATGGCGCCGGTCTATTTCGAAGGGACTTCGCAGGCAGGAACAAAATTCGATGTCTCAAGTTGAATGAACACACTTCTTGAACGCATCCAGCCTTTGTCGGAGATTCTGAAATCGAATGCGATTAAGGCTTTGCTTCCGACTTCGTTGAGTTCAGCACAGCTTTCGCAGTTGGATGCTGATATTAAGAGAATGGCTTTCTTTTCAGCCAGAAATGAGAATGCTGTGATTCTTCAACGCATTCAGGATTTGATTAACTCGATTCTCCAGCCTGAGACAATCGAACGTGGTGGGGTAATAGTGGAGCAAGGATTCAATCTGGCGAGCGCAAGGGCTGACCTTAAGGAGTTTGGACAGTCTATCGGCTACGAAGCGCCACAGGGCAAATCTGGCACAATCCAAGACCTTTTTAGTGACCAACGACTTACCCTGGTGCTTAATACTAATGCTGACCTTGCTTACGGTTGGGGGCATTATCAACAAAGCCAGAATCAAGACGTGCTTGACGCCTATCCGGCCTGGGAGCTAGCGCGTGCAGAGGATAGGAAGGTGCCAAGGGAATGGCTGGACAGATGGCAAGCTGCGGGTGGTGAGCTTTACGATGGGCGAATGATTGCAACGAAGGATTCAGATGTTTGGCAAAACTTGGGCGATGGTGCTGGCGGCTACGATGACACACTCGGAAACCCTTTTCCACCTTTTGCGTTTAACAGTGGCATGGATGTTTTTGACATTGACCGGCAGGATGCGATTGCTTTGGGTGTAATGACGGCTGACGAAACAGTCGAATCTCAGGATGTTGGGATAGCCGATAGTCTCCAGGCTTCACCTCCGATAACTTCATCTGATTTGAGAGCAGCGTTGCTTGCTTCGCAGAACGATGGTGAATCGAAGTATAAGTTCAGCGGTGATACACTTACGGCCAACGAAGCTTTGGACCCGTGGGAAAAGGTTTACGAATTTATCGAACGAATCGCAGCTTGATATGGCAGTCAGCATTCAAATCAAAGAGAACGTCAGTCAAATGCTTGAAAGCTTGCGCGAGTCTTTGACTGATAAACAGCTTGCGACAGCAGCAGGTGTTGGAGTTCAGACTGCGGTGCGCAGGAATTTCCTGACGTTAGAAGGCAAGCCTAACAAACAGGGTTTTCCAAAGACTCACTTTTGGAATGATGCAGCTAAGAGCACGCTGCTTGATTTGAGCGCAGCAAATTCGGGTAGGGCGATAATCAGCATTAATAAAATTGGAGTAGCCTTGCAGCGGTTTGGCGGAACGGTGCGACCGGTTAATAAGAAATGGCTTACGATTTCTGCAACGTCTGAAAGTTACGGGCATACAGCTTCAGAGTTTCCGGACCTTCAATTCCGTCAAATAAGTCCAGTGCTCGCAATGCTCATTCGAGGTCAGAAGGTGGTCGGTGCACTTGGCAGGGTGAAACGCAAGCAGGTTCAAGGACCAACGAGAGCGCAACAAGTTTTGTTTTGGTTGGTGAAGAAGGCCGTCATCGGAGCGCATCCTGAGACTTTGCCGACTGACTCGCAAATGCAGGATGAGGCAGCGAAAGCAGTCGAGTCAAAGGTATTGGCTGAAGTAGCGAGAGCGAACAAATGAATTACGAAGAAAGATTTATTTTGTTGGCAAATATGCGGGCCGTAAATTCTTTTGAAGGTCATGCTGGAAGGCCTGGAGAACGTGGTGGCAGTGTGGCGAAAGACGCAGGAGGATCGACAACTGGAAAAACAAAAAACGAGTATCCAAGACTTGATGCCCTGAAGTTGTCCAATGATGATATACGGGCTATCAAGATAGTCAGTGAGAATATTAAGGATACCGTGAGCAATCCAGGTGCTGTTTTTCCAGAATCTAAGGGATATCAGATTGTTGAAGTTAACGGATTGTTAAATGGAAAGCCGGTTAAATTCACTGAGCACAGACAGTTTTATTAATTTGTGAACATATTTCTCTCGTTGCAGAATGAGATCAAGGCTTTGCTTCAAGCGCAAAGTTATTTCACGACGATACCGATTGTCATCGAGGACAAGGGGGAGATTACGGCTGAGGTAAACAAGGCATTAGCTGAGGGAGCGGTGGCTACGGCGAGCGACGTGACTCCGAAATACGGTATTGCGATGCTGATAATCACACCAAGCTTCAAGAATATTACCGACCGTCCAATCGAGGCTATCCAGTTGGAGATTGATGTTGAAGTTGGAATCTACGAGCAAGTTCCGGTGAACACTGACCCGACTACAGGCATCAACAAGCGGGCACTTGAGCTTTGTCACAACACGATTTGGTATATTGGGAGTCATCGGGCAGCGCGTGGATTTACTCCGATTAGGTTTGGCGATGGTAAGAGCACCTCTCTACCGGATATCAGCACTGAATTTTATAGTCTTTCGTTTTCGGCTCGGCGTGCGATGCTGGGGCCGGCAACGTGATAACAAAAACCAAAATGAAAGGGTCTACAATGAACCTCATACTCGGAATGGTAGCCATCTTCGGACGTGCGTGCGCGTGGCTAACTGGTCGGAAGCGCGCAAAAGTTCTGAACATGGCGAACGTCTCGACGCAGGTTGACCCTAGCCATAACGTCACAGCGCTGCTCATGGCCACGGCGGAATTTAGTTTCTGTCTGAATGCCACGAGTGTCGCGACTGCCCTTCCATTGGGCTACCAGGACTTTGGAGATATCGTGGACGTGACTCCGACTACTGACACACAGAAGGTAGAACATCTTGGCGCCTATCGTGGAGTGCGAACGCTTGACTCCACCGTGGTTACTCAGTCGAAGCTGCAATACAAATTGAAGTGCGATGAATGGAACAAGAAAACACTTCAGGTTGTATTTGGTGGCGACGTTGGCACCGCATTCACTCAGACGATTAAAACTGCTGCGAGCGCGGACACGTTGGGATTTACGGCAACACCAGCAGTCATCGGAAATTGGTATGATATTTTGTTCAGCGGTCTTCATGTTCGAACACTGACTACGGTGACCGTAGCGACCTTGTCTGAAGGAACGGATTTTGTGGTGGACTTGAAACTCGGCCGCATTAAATTCCTTACTGCTCAAGCTGCCGACAGGGTTCCCGTGGTTACCGCTGCTGCGATTCTATCGACTGACACCGCAAGCTTTTTCAGTATCACTCCGTTGACTAATGTTCGTCGGCAAGGCATGGGCCGCATTGTTTTGTTTGACCAAAATTCTCCGAACGTGGTTATTGACCATGCGGATTTTCTGTGTGAAATCATTCTTGATTCGACTGATGCTGTGGGCGGCACTGCCTTCTCGAATATTTCGATGACGGTTACAGTTAAGCCGCCCGTATCGAGCGTGCTCATTCGTCTCGCGAATGCGTAAACAAAAAAGAAAGGAACGAAAGTTATGCCACTACCAAAGAATGCAGAACAGATTGCTTCGACAATTCAGAGCGAGTTGAGCCAGGAACGCCGGATGCAACTCATCGAACACATTCGAGCCGGCGACAAGCTGGCCAACGAGGAGAACCGAACGCCGGAGGATGAGCGAGATAAGACACTTCGTCAAATTATCAAGAACGGTGGCCACGATGGAAACTTCGTCGCCGACTTGATGAAACCACAGGCAGGAGAAAGTCACACTGAATGAATGCTGTCTCCGAAGTAAATCGCGTGAATGGAACGGATGCAAAGCGGGAGTTTGAGATTCTGAATGATGGTTCCCAAGTCGAGGTGACTTACATCAGCGGTTTGAAAGAGGTCGTTAAGATTCGCAAGGTTCCAATTCGTGACATGCAATCTCTAGCTCGCGCATGGGGTCAGGAAGACAAGGAGATTCCAGTTTACACTCAACGCCCAGCTGAATGGGCTCAGACACTCATCGATGAATCATGGGAAGCTGTAATGGAGGAGGGCCGTCGGTTGAATGCAGACCCTTTCGGGAGATGGTTCAGCCGCCAGACGAAAGCTCTGGAAGTGATGGGAAAAACATCAGCGGTGAGCAAAATCGTGGAGCAAGCGATGCTGCAAGCTCAGCGACCTTAGCCGAGTCATGCGAATGGCTCATAGCTAATGGGCATCGTGAATCTGAGCTTCTTGGTTACTCACCTGAGAAGCTCAGATTGTTTTATGGGCTGGCGCAGAAACGAGTTGTCAGAGAAAAAGCTAGCGCGGACTTATCGGAGTTGCATCGGTTAAGGATTGTGATTCTGTCAGCGGTGGATAGCAAGAACATGCCGATGCTGAGAGCTTACGAATCGCAGTTGAAGAAACATCTTGGAATAGAACCAAAGGCAAAACAGGAGCGAAGACTGAAACTTCTCGGACGAAAGAAATCAAGTGGCAGCTAATATTCAAATCATCGTTGATGCAATTAATCGCGCAAGTGCCGAGCTTGCAAAGATTGGAAAGGACACGGACGCGCTCAATAAATCATCGAAGGAGTCGGCTTCGATTGGCGAGCAGGTTGCCGAGGCATTCGAGCATCAGGCCGCAGCTTTACTTGGAGTTGGGACAGCTGCGGGTGCTACTGCTGCCATTGTAGATAAATTAGTAGAGGGTGTTTTTGAGGCGGTTAAGGCAGTTGCGGAATTTGTAGTTTCCACTTTTGAGGCAATCGAAAGCCTCAATCAAATGTCTCTCGCAACTGGGCTTTCGATTGAGGCGCTTTCAACACTTCAATTTGCGTTTGCTCGAAGCAATGTTAGCGCTAGTGATTTTGAGCAAGGAATGCGGCGATTATCCATCGCTATAATCCAAGCTAAAGAGGGAACTGGTCAGGGAGCAATAGCTTTCGAGAGACTTGGAATCAACATTAACGATGCAAGCTTCAGGCTTAAGAATAACGAGCAGATACTATTCGAAGTTGCTGACGGTTTTTCAAAAATTGAGGACAGAACATTAGCCGTTCAGCTAGCCACGGAGCTACTCGGTAGGACTGGACCTAGATTCTTGCAATCTTTTGCGGATGGTGCGGAAGGCTTAAAGAAGCTTCAGCAGGCAGCGCGGGATCTAAATTTGGAGATTTCAGCTCTGACTGCGGAACAAGCTGACAAGCTGAATACACAGCTAGCCATTTTGAAATTGTCAGCCAGAGGATTGGCCGACGTTCTCGCTAAAGAGCTTCTTCCTTCGCTGCTTAATATTGTAGGGACAATAAATCAAATCGTTGGACCAGGAACGGCTGCTGGAAAAATTCTTGAATTCATTGGAGATAGGGTCAAGACGATAGCTACTGAAGGCGTATCGCTCGGGCAATTATTCAAGACGCTTTCGGAAGTAGTGCCAGTAGCTTTGACGGCGATACAGGCTGTTAATGAAAACAACGTCCATGCATTCGAATTTGATATAAAAAGAATTCTCGAAATATTGGACAAGAACAAGGATGAGTTAAAAAAGAAGGTTGAAGATATTTTCGGAGTCGGACCGTCTCTCGGTAGAGAAGATGTTAGAGGTGGTGGGACTCTCTCTCCCCAGTCATCTCCATTACCAGATAAACGGATTGCCGATGCCCTAGCGGCTCAAACCGCGATTCAGAACGCGGTGCTCTCGATTCAGAAAAGCTTTCTTGAGAACGAAGAGGCTCAGGTAAAAATATCTTATGACCGTCGATTGGTTACGATTGACGAGGCCGCGAAAATTCAAATTAGAACTGCAAAATCAGTCAGCGATATAGAAATTGAAACGCTTCAGAATAATGCGGAGCTTCAGAAAGCTCAGGAAGATGCCAAGAGGGGAACCGGTGCAACCGATTTGGAAATAGCAAATGCTAAAAAGAAAATCGATGCTGATACTAATGCGGCTATCGTTGCGAACAGGCTGCAACTTCAAACTAAGCTATCCACGGTTGATTCCGATACAGAAAAGAAGCATGAGGATCTTCTCAAGTCGGCTGCTGATTTAGAAATCAAGTCGGCTCAGGATGCCGGGAATGAGCAGTTGACACTCACGCTTCAGCAGAACGAGAAGCTCAGGGATTTACTACTTCAGCGAGCGACGATAATCGCGAAAGACCCAAATGCGAAAGTCCCGACACAGGAGCAAATAAATCTTGATCAGACCATTGCAAAAGAGACGGCAGACCTTGCGCTGAAACTTAAGATTCTCGAAGCACAAAAACAACTTGTTGCATCGCATGACGAGAACGCATTGAAGCTGATTGATGCTTCAACAGCGAACGATATCGAGAAGGCGACCGCTCGTATTCCTTTGCTTGAGGAACAGATTCAGCTTAAGCGCGAGGAGATATCCGCTGAACTGGATGCTGCTAGAAATGCGAATGTTTCTGAGCCGGCGAGACGCGACCATTTGCAAAAGGTGGTTGACCTTACCTCGCAGCTTATCGATAAGCAGATTCAACTTCGCCAGCAAGCAGATGCCACGGTGCTGCCTCAATTCCAATCTGAGCTTGGAATAAAGAGCACGTTCGATGTATTCGGGAATGTGACGGGCCGCGATTTTACGGAACCATTCCGAGCACTTGACACATTTCTTTCGACTACGCTCAAGACAACTTTCCAAGGATTGTCGGATGCGATTACCGGGTTGATTACCGGGACTAAAACGTGGGCTCAGGTGTCAACTCAGGTATTAAACTCCATCATTGGAGGAGTGGTTCAGTTGATTCTGGAATACACGATTTTTAATCAGATTCGGACCTTCCTCGATACGCTTTTTCATACTACGTCGAGAACTAATATGGCCGGAACGGCAGCGGTTGGGGAGGGTTTGAAGGCTACGAGCACTGCAACATCAGTCGCACAATCTGGAGCAGTCGCAGCGGCAGCGGCTCCAGCGGCAGCAGCAACTTCAATCTTTAGCTTTGGTTCATCGGCTCAGATTGGTCTTGTGCTTGCACTCGCAGCTATTGCTGGAATCGTAGCGGCTCTCGCTTTCGAAGAGGGAGGTGTAGTGCCTGGACCGCGCAGTGACAAAGACAACCAGCTAGCTTGGGTGGCCAGCGGCGAGTTCATTATTCCTTCGCGAGTGGTCGCCAATCTTGGAACGGCTCATTTTCAGCAATACCTTAATGGTGGAGTGCCGAATCTTCCGAATCATTATGCGGGTGGTGGAGTAGTGCCTGATATATCGAATACCTCATTGAGCGAATCGGCTTTGTTTGCTCCAAATGTTTCCGTCAGTCCGTCAACAGTCGAAAACAATGTGGTCGTGTTGGATTCCATTTCCAAAGTAGAGCAATACATTCAGAGCAAGCGTGGGCGGACAACGATTTTGGATATCGTAAAGGGTTCAAAAACAGAAATAGGAATAATAACATGAATGATTGGATAGTAATAAAAATAGAAGGAAGACTTGATTGGTATGAACTTTCGGATTCTCGGGAACGTAAAAAAGATCATGTATGCGCACTACATTTAGAACCTACGGATGAAATAGTTGAAAGTGAAGAAGGTCATCTTGGGCAAGTGTATAGATTTACCGGCAAGGCGGTAGTGATTGATGCGAAAGCATTTCCTAAATTGCCACCGATCTCTGGAAAGATATAAATTGGGTATTATTACGTGACGGCTTGCGCGTTATTTTTATGGGCTTTGATTTGCTGGATGGCTGACTGTTTTTTATCTGACGAATGAGCGTCGAGAAAATTAACGACTGTGTTTTGATTCCGCACCATTCGGATTGGTCTGAAAAATTTCAGTGGTCAAGGAAGTGGGATACGCAGATTGCAGCAGGAGTTACTTCAGCCGAGGACCGTTCTCAGGCTACTCCGACATCCTACCAAAAAATCAGCTATAAAACTCTCGCAATATCGCTTCAGGAGCGTGCGAGGTTAACGGCGCGAGTCTTGGAGGCTTTGAAGACTGGGAGAGCTTGTGGGCCATTCTGGGCGCGACAGAGCATAACCACAGGGGGAACTTTGGGACTTGGTGTGCCGTTTGGTTTCGGGTTAACCCTGGAGAATCCTTACTGGAAATGGCAGGCAGGAGACTATGTTTTTTTCACAACTCAGACTCCAACCGGGTTCGAGAACCGTTCGATTTATCTGAACGGTGGTGGGCCGACGGTAAGCGGCTATGAGAGCGATTTGATTTACTTTGATACGGGAGCTTCGATTACAACCGGGGCAGCGATTGACCGTTCGCCGATTGCTGAACCTCCGCCTCAAGTTGTTTATCAATCCGCTAGGGTTTCAACTGGCATTATGTTCATGTCAGTCGGAGGATTTAATCCGGGTTTGCCTTGTCGCGTGCATTTGCACTGGGCTCAAATCGACCACGCAATAAATCTCGGAGCGAATCGGCAGAAGTTCAAAGTCGATATTATTGGAGTAGACCGGACTTCGATTGCACTTGTTGAGGTGCTTCAGACGGCAGGCGCCTACGATACGGCCATCGCTTTTTCGGCTGTTGTGACACCGGACAAAGACGGGATGATTCAAATCGAGTTTACTCCGATACTTGGCGGGAACAATACGGCTAGCATTAATGCGGTTGAGATTCATCAGAAGGTTTATGAGGTTATCCAGCTTACGGAAGGGACTGATGCGACTCAGATTGCTTTCGTTGGACATCGACTGCTTGGTTACTGGCCGGTTGGGACCACTGTTTATCCCTTACTGTTTGGACGATTGAGCATAGGTAATATGGATGCGCTCACGACGAGGCATGCGAATTGTAAGTTGACCATTGAAGAACCGGTCGGGACTGGAACGGTGGGAGTTCCCGGGACATGTCCGGCTGAAGTTTGTTATCCAGACCCTCCGTTCGACGGTGAGCTTCGCGTATTGCCCTATGACTCGAACAATCCTCCGAATTGTCCGATGGGGATTTTGATTTTTGATCCGACTTACGATGCGAATGGAGATTTCGATGTAACCGGACACGATTTGGGCCACGGAGGAACCGAGGTGCCGCCTGGTGATGATTTGTCATTTATGCTGAGCAAAGCAACTCAGGCATTCGGGCAAGCTGGCTTGGTTGCGTCTGGAAACATCCTTTATTGGACCATCAATCCGAACGGATTTGGAACCTACTGGCAGAGCGGTGCAGCGATGAATGGAACTTGGATAGTGACTTTAGGCGGTAGTCATGTTTCAGTCGAAATAGTCTACTGCTCAACGTAGAAAGAAAAATTATGGCAACAATGGTAACGGCTTTCAAAAATATCCTCTTGAATCACGTTCTCGCAGCGGCGGCTTTCACTCCTCCTGTGACGTGGTATATCGGATTGTTTACGGTGCTTCCTGACGACAACGGGGCGGGAGGCGTCGAGGTGGCCGGAGGTTCGTATGCTCGCGTTGCCGTGACTGCGAACAGCACAAACTTTCCAGTTGCTTCCGGTGGTGTGATTTCAAATGGAGTGACCTTCACTTTTCCAACGGCAACGGCTGATTGGGGAACGGTGATAGGTTTCGGTTTGTTCGATGCTGCGACGGTTGGCAATCTTAGAATCAAAGCTGCGGTGAATGCTTCCAAAGTTGTGCTCAATGGTGATACGGTTCGGTTTACTGGTAACACACTTGTTTTCAGCCTGAGCTAAAATGGCCATCGTGGATTTCAGCGCGAATGCGAGGACCGCGTTTATTGCGCTGGGATTTCTAGCGACGAGCTTCATTGACCCAACGTCGAATATCTCGACGCAGTTCTTTTCTTCAGGTGACCTAGAATATCGGGACAGTCTTTCCGCAATAGCTGACACGGAGGCCTTGGCGACTGGTAGACTAACGGAGATTCTAGGGCTTCAAGCTTCGGCTCCGACTTTGTTTCGAGCTTCGGGTTTAATTGCGGCCGCAAAATATTATTTGAATCGTCCGGTTTACACGTTGGATAGAAATTGGGCTAATGCGATTCAGAAAAAGTTTGCTTACAATCTTCGGGATAAGCTTCTCGGATTGGCTTTACCGAGATATGAGCAGCTTCAGAGCGCCACAATTCAGGGGATAGATTTTTCGGCATTGTTGGAAACGTCAGCGAAGATAACTCAATTCGACCAGTTCACAGAATTACTCCGAGGTCGGTTGAATGGGTTTTGGATGCCATCGCCTTTTGAGACGTTTGAGGTAATTGGAGGATTGTCTGCAACGAGTTTTGAAATAAAAGAACAAGGCTTAACGAGTTACTTTTTGGACCATCCGAGCACGCATCTTGTGTTTTCGTTGCCGGGACACGTTGACCAGTATGCAGAGATTCAAAACGTTCAGCTTTCGGTTATAGGCACCGGACGCGAGACGGTGACGCTTACAGCTCCGATGTCTCCAGTAATCGACCAGACATGGATTTGTGCGAAGCTGCTCTATGTTCGGATGTCTGATGACCTGGAGCAAGGCTCATTCGAGGCTGACAATGTTCAAGTTCGGCAGTTTTCAGTGGTTGAACTTCCGACTGAATACGCTCAGATTGAGACGGGGCTGATGCCGGTTTACCTCTACGAATACTATTTCGATGCCGGCGATGATAGGCAGTATTTTCGCTTCACGGGTTTGAACTCTGACTTCGTTGCGTTCGGGAACACGTTTGCAACCTTTCCAATCGAACACAGCGGGCTCCGGTATTCGATGACGGCTGACAGACCGGACGTTCAAGTCAAATCGTGGTGGGACGCGGCGAATCCGTTGACCTATTTTATTCCGTTCGCGCTTCCGTTTCCACTTTGGCTCACGATTTACGAAACAACTTACGACCAGCCGAACGCTGCGCAGGTTATTTTCTATGGGCGAGTTGATACGGTAACGGCTGAAGGGAAGATGCTTACGGCAAAGTGCAGTGGATTCCTTGAAAGCATTAACCGAAAGTTTCCTCGATTCCTGATTCAGCCACGGTGCAATTATGCGGTGTATGACGCTAACTGCCAGGTGAAGAAAGAGGACTTCGGCTGCGAAGTGAATCTGTATCGTGTGGATGGCAGTGGAAGCTTGGGGCAGCCTATTCCCGGGCGGCCTATCAAAGTTGCCTCGCAAGGTGGTCCGACCGAAGGTCGATTCAATGGAGCGCTGTTCAATAAATTCAGTCAGGGATTTCTCGTGACAGGCTTTGGACCTACTCGCGAAATACGAAGCATCAAGCAGAGCACGGCTCAGGATGCTGGAGTTATTTTTCTCAGGCTGAGTATGCCATTGAATCATGCCGTGATAGGTCAACCGGCTTCGATTTATCCCGGATGCGACGGTCACATTGTGTCTTGTAAAGGCTTTAATAATTTCCGGCGATTCGGTGGCCACGTTACGCCGTTGAACAATCCTTCACTGAAAGCAATTACTCCGAACGATGCTTCGGGAAATAAGAAATGAATGGAGGTGATGTGGACATGGACCTACATATTGGAATATTGACCCTGGTATCATCAGTAATCCTACGAACGGGTTGTTTCAACGACCAGCGGGGGCCGCATCCGCTGAAAAACACGCTATGACTTGGACAGTGCCAGCCTATGTAACTCGGGTGATTGATGGTGATACCATAATTTGTCAATGCGACTTAGGCTGGTGCGTTCAGATTCAAACGGCAGTTAGGGTTGATGGGATTAACGCTCCAGAGAAAAACACATCGGAAGGAAAAGCTGCGAAAGCATTTGCTGAGACTTTACTTCATCAAGGAGACTCGGTAACAATCGTTTCCAAGAAGCTGTTGGGCCAGACTGAAAAGTTTGGAAGAGTGTTGGCTGATATAATCTTCAAGGAAGATATAGACTTTGCTCAGGAAATGATTAAATCAGGTCATGCAAAGCTATGGGATGGTCAAGGGCAGAAACCAATATGAGGCCGCAAGCTATAGCAAATATTTTTCTTGGTGTATTGGTTCCGGTGGCTAAATCCAGATTTGGAGAAAACTGGTTGAAAGCTTTGAGGCATCGATGGCCGATGCCAGATTCACCTCTTACGATTGGATTTGGGTTATCGGATGAAAGCGCGAAGCAAATTTTGAATCTTGGGAAAGAGGCTGCCGATTATTTCGAGGGTTTGGTTTGGCTTGAATGGGCTAAAGGGATCAAATGATCCACTTCTTTTCAACACGCGAACGAATCGAGAAGCTGATTCACGAGGCTTACTTGTGGCTTGGGACTCCATTTTGTCATCACGCGCATGCGCGAGGATACGGGGTTGATTGCGTGCATTTGGCTTCGGAGATTTACCAGGCTTGCGGTTTATTGATTGATGACAGGTTCCCTGATTACACGATGGACGGAGGTTGCAGACTGAACACTTCTCTGCTTGAACAAACTATTATCGAGCAAGGAATTTTTAAGAGGGTTGATAATCTCGATATTGGTTTCGGGTTTTTGCCTGGAGATTTGCTTACTTTCAGAACTGGCAGGGTTTCGCATCATGTCGGAGTGAAGACCATTGGGAATAAGTTCATTCAAGCTCGTCAGAATTTTGGAACGATAGAGACGGAGCTAAGTGACCGGCAGTATCGCGATTTATTAGTCGGAGTGTTTCGACCGCTAGAAGTATGAATAGCCTCGTTCTCCATATCGCAAAGCGTCGTTTGGATTGGGATAAGGTTATGAATGCTTTGCAGAGCGCTGGAGTGGTATCAGACAATACCGTGAATGCACTTCGAGTAGCCAAAGCAGATTGCCCGAAAGCTATTGCAGCAATCGAGAAGTGGCTTCCTAAATATGAGGAGAAGTTGAAGTGAGCTTCGGTTCTGGTCATACAGCAAAGCTGCCTGAGCCAGACCAGTCTTCGCTTGGCATAGGTCCTACTCAGCTTTCGACGAATCAACAGGCGCGTCCGGTTCCCGTTCTTTACGGTAAGCAAAGGATGGGAGTAACTTTTCTCAGCGATGCTTTCGATGCCTACTATTTGCCTCGCACGCAGGATACAGGCAAAGACTCGATAGTAGTCGGATACTATTATTTTTCTAAAATCGCATTTCTCATTGGTCACGGTCCAGTTGACATTTTCGAAGGGGCTTATCTTGACACGAATGAATTTATCAGCCCCGGACGGATAGTCAGGGACACAATGGTTGACAAGGTTGCTTACGTCAAAATTACCGACGGAGGGCAAGGGTATCAACCGAACACTTACGACGAAAACTTTACGTTCGTTGAGAGAACAAAAATCACTTTCAAAAATGCGGCTGGAGACGTTACAGGGATTGGCGCTGTTGGCAGAGCGATTGTGAACAATGGGCGCGTGACTCATATCGCGGTGATGAAACAAGGTGAAGGCTACACACTTCCACCGATGATACAAATTGATGGATTGTTTGGCGCTGGCTCAGGGGCTAAGGCAACGGCTGTTATCGGTTCTCAGTCATGGGTTGAAATGACGATGCGTTCCAAAAATGTGCCGAATCAAATTCTTTGGAAACTTTACTGGGGAACTGAAACTCAAGACTTCGATCCGGACCTGCTTAAGCTAGCCTCAGACCGTGATTACCGGATGCCTTCTCCGAACGATGGCCGCAGTGGTGGACCACGAAGCTACGATAACTCCGAGCAAGACCATTCGGCTTACATTGGCCAATGCTACGTAGTGGCCACCGGTAGTCATGGCGGAGCAACCGATTTCGACCACCGTCGAGGAATGGGATTTGGTTACCAGAAAACTAATCTTCAGAATATTGAGGTGGTTGTGGGTCGATACCCAGACACTTTCTTTTCATTGCCGGTGAGTCCAAATCTCGGCGACGATATCAATATGTCGAATTGCGTTTCAGACGCGCTGACAAATACCAGGTATGGAGCAGGCCAGAGCGTAAATCGATTGAGCAGTCACGAGTTCTTTCAAGTTTTCTCAGCACTTCAAGGCTATGCCGATTTTGGAATCAGTCCGGTATTCACGCGCCAGGAGGATTTGAAAACTTCCATCGTTAAATTACTCGAAAACTTTGACGGGTATTACACGATTCTGCCAAGTGGTGAATTTGCTATTGGTCTGGCTCGCGAGATTGGTTGCGCTGACCCGGAGGTTATTGAGTTTGACGAAACATGTTTGGTTGATCCTCCATCATTGAGCCCCGATAGCTGGAGCAAGACTTACAATTTCGTTTACGTCACGTTTAAGAATCGCGATGCGAATTGGAATGACGACGCGGCTCCGGCTCCAGATCTTGGGAATTTTCAAATCACAGGCGAGCCTCAGACGTTGACTCTCGATAGGCCAATGGTGACTCAACAGATTTTGGCTGATTCGATTGCGAAGAATGCAGCTTTTATGCAGGCAATTCCACGCACGCAAGGAACTATTCGAGTGCGCAAGTCCAAGCTTAGAGGGTTGCAGGTTGGAGGTGGTCTAAAGCTTTCTTGGAACCACTATAATATGTGCCGACTGTATGGGCGCGTGCTGGAAATTTCAGTCGAAGACCCGTATCAACCCGTGGCAACGATTACGTTCGAGGTGGACCGAGGCTTTGTGATTGATGGCGGTTATTCTTTCCATCCGACTCCACTTCCTCCAATCGGCAGCACGCCAGTTGCTAATCCGGCGACGAATGAGCTAGCCTTTGAGATTCCTTTTTTTAAGACCAAAGGAGAAAAGCCCTATGTTGCCTTTCTATTCCGTTGGCCGGCGTCAGTGACTAGTTATGTGCCCTACGTGAATGACGGGATGCTTAGGCCATTGCCGATTGGAAGCACGGTTGATTTCTTTGGGGTGCTTTCGACGACTATCGGTTTAACCGAGGAGCAGGTATCAGTTTCGATTGATGGCGATAGCGATATCACGCGGTTGCTTCCACAGGTGACACCCGAACAAGGCTCGGCAGATTCTATTTTGCTGATTATTGGCGATGAGATAATGAGCATCCATTCGACCAACTTGGTTGATGGTCCTTCGAACACATGGTCGATGAGTGCGATTCGAGAGCGATACGATACAAAGCGTTTTCAGCACAATGCTGGAGACATTTGCTATATCGTTTATTCGGGTGGAATGATTGCGCAGTCGGTGATTACCGGAAACCCGGATGCTGCTGGAGACGTTGAGGCATTCAGGATCCAAACGATGGCCGCTGGAGCGGCGTTGGACCTTTCTTTAGCCGATGAGTTTTCGTTGACGTTTGTGGACCGAGCTAAGCGGCCTTGGAAGCCTCGCAATCTTCAGGTGAATGGAGTCCTGCATTATGAATCCGCGCATGCTGAATATTCAACCGGAGATGACATACATGTTAAGTGGACTCCGGTTAATCGCGACGATGGAAGCGCAGATTTTAATCAGGCTTTTATTCCTGATTTGTGGCAGCTTGAGTTCCGAAAGCAAAGCGACCCCACTCCAAGCTATCCAGATTTATTTCCAATTTACGCCTTGAGTGCTGCCGCTAGCGTAGTCGGTTACGACATAGCTAATGATGATATCGTAGAGAATCTCGGTGAAGTGGATTTAGTGCTCAGAATTTTTTCTCGTGACGGTTCGGGAAATGTCAGTCTTAACTACGATGAAATATTCATCGACAAAGTATAACGCATGAAAAAATCGCTAGGACAGATTGCTTACGAAGCCTATTGTAAAAAGACAAGGCATAGAAGCTTGGTTACTGGACTCTGGCTTCCGAAATGGAAGCAGAGCACGGATGAGATTCGGGAAGCTTGGAACATTGCTGCTGAGGCAGTGAGTCGGGCTTTGATTATCGAAGCGTATCGAAAAGCAAAATGAGCATTCTTGACGAAATAGAGCTAGCGAGAAACGGGGCTACAGTTGCACAACGCAACTTTAACGCACTTGAAACGCGAGCACTCCTTTACGCAGGTAAATGCCGACTAGCTACCACGGCCGCGCTTCCGGCAAATCATCATCCTGGAAATCGACTCATTGCAGACGTTAACGGAAATCTGAATGGAGTAGGTATAGACGGAGCAACCGATATCGCAGTCGGAGATAGAATCTTGGTTAAGGACGAAGCTGCGACCGAGAAGAATGGTTTCTACTCTGTGATTCATTTAGGTGACGGTGGAACGCCCTGGATACTCAAGAGGACCACTGATGTTGATGCTTCGAACGAAATGCTTCACGGGATTCAGACTTCGATTACTGATGGATCCGTGAACGAGGGAACCACTTGGCAACTTATTACCGGCGACCCGGTGATTTTGAATGTGACTGGGCTCGTGTTCGGGCCGATGCAGCTTCCTTCTCCGATTGATTTGTCGGGCATAGCGGCGACCTATTTCCCAAAGAAAGATTCATCGACTGGACTTGAGCAGAGCTCAGTTAATGAAATTATTTCAGGATTTTCCTTGGCGGCTATCGTTACTGTATTTGGCGCATTGAAACCCTACGCAACCGCTCCCTATAGGAACAATATCCTAATTACGGCTAACAATTTCAGTTATAGTCCTTTTGGAATCAACAGCTATTTGGTGATGTCATCTGATGATGCGACGGCGTCGAATCGTAATTTTTCTTTTGCTACGAATGGAGGGATAGATTTTGATAATCAGGAACTTCTTTTACGTTGGGATGGGACTAATGCTGGCCAAATTCTTAAAACGGATACAAATCATATTCTTTCTGCCGACTGGATTCCGATTGAAGGAGACATGCTGCATTTACGTTTTGATGCAATTACGATTGGTTCATTTGGAATGCCAGGCGTCTGGCGAGAGGAGTGGCGTCATCCTGCGATTGCTGCTACTGATTTATCTGGATTGAGTTTTGGATATTATGGTCGAAATATTAATACTGGAAGACTCGAACAGGGGGCTATTGCAGAAAGCACGGACGGGATCATTCAGTTTGCTGGAACCATTAAGCCGTTTGCTATTGCTTCTACAAAAACCAGCCAAATCATTACGTCAAACAATGTGGTTTACGATGTATCCGGAAACACGAGTTTTCTTCTGATGTCATCAGATGATCCGGTTGCATCCAACCGCAGATTTTCATTGGCAAGTCTTAGCTCTGTTGATTTTGATAATCAGGAATTGAAGCTTCGCTGGACTGGAGTCAATGCCGGAAAAATTCTTGCTTCAGATACCAATATGATTCTTTCTGCTGATTGGATACCAACTGATGGTGACATGCTAAAACTTAGCTGGGACTATACGAATACAAAGTGGCGCGAGGAGTGGCGGTATCCGTAGTTCTACTTGGGGTGAATACCCTATTGCATGCAGAATAACAAAAGGAACAATGGGAGACGTGAAAGAACTAGCACAATGGATGAAAGACTTTGGTATCTCATTCGTGATACTTGCGGTCCTCTCAGGATTCTTCAAGTTCTCGATTTGGCCATTGGTGGTAAAATGGTTCGAGGAAATGGAGAGGCAAAAAGAGGTTGCTCTGCAATTCTTGAAGGAACAAATCAAGGAACGGCAGGAGCAAGTGCTTCGGAGCGAGAGTAGAAATCAAAAGATTTGTGATGATTTTACTTGTGCAATGACGAAGCTAGCAGATGGTCAGAAAGTGTTAATCGAGGAATTCAAAAATCTGGCAAGGAAAGTTGAGACTAAAAAATGAAGCCTGAAATATTTGGATTGATGATTATCCTCTCTTTGATTTCAGATATGATTGCTTCGCTGTTCTGCGGAATGAGGCTGCTTTCACTACGCAACGGAAGTCAAACTAATCTCGTCAGCGTGCTAGCTTTAGTATTCTTCGGCATTTTCTTGCGTGGCTTGTTTCACATGATTTCTCATGGGTATGGTTACAATATGGTGCCGCTTACTACTGCTGGAGGTTGTTTCTACTGGGTGGGTCGAGCTTGCATGACGATACCTTGTTGGATGATGGTTTATCAGCTACGCGGGGTGAGTGGTCACTTAGTTCACCACACTGAGGATATTGACAAGTCAGAAGAAGAAGTGGATAACGAGTTGAATGAAAAATAAATTAGCATCCGTTTTGGTTCTGGCTTCGATTCTTTTTTGCTCCTGCGCGACCTTCGAGAAGAACTCTCAGACTACTGCTGGAGTAATCGACATCGCGGTTACGGTCGCGATGAACGTATGGAGCGTTTACGTAGCTGAAGGCAGAGTGAGCCAGTCCGATATTGATAAGGTGAACAAGGCTTTCGCAGCCTACACTCAAGCAAAGAAAGTTTTCGCCGATGCGATGGCAGCCTACAAATCGAATCCAAATGCTTCCACGGTTCAGCTAGCGATTACGGCTCTCAATTACGCAGCGTCTGACCTTGGCGATTTGATTCGCATCCTTCTACCACCGCAGAATCGGGAACAACTCCTGCCAATCAAACGACCATGACAGAACGGGAGTATTGTTTATTGGATAGGATGGTCGGCAATGTTGGAGACATTGCTCTGGCAACTAAAGTAATTTCTGAATGTCAGAAACTCGAACGAGGTGAGGACCGCAGGACACTCCATCGTATCGAAAATAAAATAGATGACCTGCATAATCAAATTGGAAAACTTATGTCAAAAATTAGTGACTTCGCAGATAACCAGGAAGCAAATAACAAACTCGTAAATGACGGGCTCGAAGCGGCTGTTACCTCCATATCGGATATCGGCAAGGACATTCAGTCCCTGAACGATAAAATCACGGAGCTTCAAAATTCCGTGGGTGGCGTGACTCCCGAAGACCAGGCTCGCATTGACTCGCTCCAATCTCAGGGAAGTGCACTAGCTTCAAAAACTGAAGCTGTCCGGGCTGCGCTTCAAGCGCTGGACGATTTGACGCCTGGACCTACTCCGACTCCTGAACCCACGCTAAAGGCAAAGAAGTAACATCCATGAAGATTCCATTCGTTTTTGCGATAGCTTTGGCGTTGCTTCCGGCGTGTGCGAGCACTTCGAGTCCGAAGATTGCCACGGCCTATGTCTCGATTGATGAAGGAGTTTATCCGACATTCAATTTGCAGAAGCCGGGCAATCCTGAGAACGTAGTCGTCAAGGTGCCTGCTGACCAGGTTGCGAAATGGAAGGCAGCGGTCGCGGCTTACATCGCGGCGCAGAAGGAAATGGAAGCAGCGGTTAACCACTACGAGCCACTGAAGATTCAGAAATTGAAAGCGAATCGCACTGCGCTTGCAAAATGATTTCCGGTTTGGAGTTTTCACATGCGCTTTCTCCTACCGGGGACACCAACCGTCCCGAAGTTCTTGACCGTCTTCGGGACGGTTTCTTTTCAAAGCGTAAATAACAAAAGGAAAAATGCTAAACCCATATACAATTAACCCTAGAAAAATTGAGACTGTAGAACAGGCGAAGTCAGCTTTGAAACCATTCGACGCGAATTTGGTAACGCAGGCAGCGACCACTCAAAAAACTGAAGAGATGCTCGGTGCAACGATGGATGTTCTCGTGCAGAAATATCCAGACTTGGCTCAGTCACTAGACCAGCTTGCATACTCAGGCAAGCTGGTCGGCCACTCCGAGCAGGCTGCTCAGGATACCGCTTTGATGCGTCAGCAGTTTGTTTCGGCTTTGCCTTACGCAATCAAAATCCAGCTATAATCTAGCCTCAACGCTTCCCGAAACCTCCGAGAACCTCACCTCGCGAGGTTTTTTATTGCCTGCAACATATTGCAAAGTATGATATTACACATAAAATTAAGAATTATTAAAATAATTCTTGCATGGATAATATTATCAAGATACATTCTACTCAGATGCGAGAGAAAATTACAAGAAACCTGAAGGCGGCAGCGAGGAAACACGGTGTTGCGCTTAGCGAAGAAACATTGAATGCGTATATCAATATCCTGCTCTCTCAATCATTCGACGAAGAGCAGGATTTGTGGGACGCATGCTGTGAAATAATCGCAAACAGGTAAAACAACAAACCCTCTCGAATCAAAATTGACAGATGAAAACACAAACCGAAACAGTAAAACTTCCGTGGGAAATTTGGCGGGGAGAACTGGGCTTCTTTTTCTTTCCGCCTAATTGGCACCCGCTCGGAGATATCGAAATCGGACCTTTTGAGACGATTGAGGACGCTCGCAAAGAACGTGCCTTAATTCAAAGGCATGATCAATGCGACGATCTACGCGGTTCGAGACTTGATCGCGTGAGCAATCCGGAATGCTATCCTTAAACCCTTTCGACGGGTGGTCTGTTGCCATCTGTCAAACGCGGCTCCCGGCGCGGAAAATCCGGGAGAATAATTCTGATGAAACCAAAAACACTTGAAGTCGCGGCTAAGATTCGCGCAATGAAGGTCGGCGAAGTCCATACGATTACAACTGTTCGAGAGCGGGCGCAATGGCTCCGTGAGTCAAAAACATTGCGTGATGCCGGCGTGATAACTTTCCGGCTCTCATCGAAACCGCTGGAAAAAGGCGGCTTCAGTGTGGTAGCCGTTCCATTATGAAACCAATTAACACTGACATTCAAAGTGACAAGAAGGATTGCACAGTGAGAGCTACTGCGCATGCATTGGCTATTCCTTATCACGAAGCGTATTGCAAGCTGCAAGCTGTTGGTCGAAAGCAGGGACAGGGAATTCACTTTAAGAGTGTTGCTGAAAGATTGGGATTTGAAGCAATGCCTGAACTCTCATGTCGCGCGCTCAAGACAATTTTGCCGGAGCTTCAAAGCGGTCGTTACGTAGTGAGAGTAACTCGGCATGTATTTGCTGTCGTTGACGGTCAAGTTTTAGACAAGCGGGAAAACCGTCCTGGCAGCAGAGTGAAGATGGTCTACAAACTCGTATGAACAAATCCATCAACATCTGGTTCGTGCTCTACGCATTAGCCACTGCTGGAGCGATAATAATTTGCGTGCTCGCGAATGTATGAAACGTCGAGTGAGACTTGTGAAAACTTCGAATAGCTGGCTTGTGATGTTCGCAGAACGCAGAAAGTATCAAATAGCGGCTGAATTTAATTTGGACTGGACCAAGGAAGCAATCGAGCACTGGATTAAAACGCAAAGCAATTACGAACTTGTTCCATGAAACGGCTCATCAATCTTATTCGAATCATCGGATTCATTAAGCGCAGTTACACAATCAAACGAAAACACTGAAAGGAAAAAACGCATGGACATTGAAACATTAACGATAGGTGAAGCACGTGCGATAGCGCGATTGTTCACAGGGCAGCAACAGCAATCGGAGCATCCTTACAAAATTGGTGCCATCTATTTCATTCGAACGGTGACGCATCATTACACCGGTAGACTCAACCGAGTAGGACCATTGGAACTGGTGCTCACCGATGCGGCATGGATTGCCGATGACGGTCGGTTTTCAGATGCGCTAAAAAGTGGAGAGTTTTCCGAAGTAGAGCCGTATCCAGATGGTGAAGTGATTATCGGACGCGGTGCAATTCTTGATGCATGTATCGTGGATAAACTTCAACGCTCTAAAAAATGAACGCATGTCTGTTAGCTGAAGGCTGGAGCAGGAGCAGGAGCGGGAGCAGGAGCTGGAGCGGGAGCAGGAGCTGGAGCGGGAGCAGGAGCAGGAGCGGGAGCTGGAGCAGGAGCGGGAGCAGGAGCAGGAGCGGGAGCAGGAGCTGGAGCGGGAGCTGGAGCTGGAGCGGGAGCTGGAGCGGGAGCGGGAGCTGGAGCTGGAGCGGGAGCGGGAGCTGGAGCGGGAGCGGGAGCAGGAGCTGGAGCAGGAGCGGGAGCAGGAGCAATTAAAAACGAAAAGGAAAACTATGTTAGTAAAAACGGTTAAGCAGTTGGTTGAGACGGTTGATATCGGTGAAAACGTCAGCGCATGCAAAGGTAAGGTAAAAGCAGTCTTCAAATTTTTCACCGGACCATCAAAGCGTAAGGGCGCAAAAAAGGGTGAGGTCTACCAGATTCAGAATTTCATCCTTCAGGATTTAGAGGATGCTGAGTTTGAAATCACGGCAGTATCGAACGGGCGAGACGAATTACCGAGGGACTGGGTTGGAAAAACGATTCATCTTGTGGCTTACAACGGTGAGCGTGGACTGACGGGACTCAAGACCAAGGAGAATAAGTGGACGGACAAGGATGGGACTGAGCATGAGGATAAAGTTCTTTGGATTACACCGACGGCTGAAATCTCGTTAGGCGGGATGAAGAAAACTCAGGAATCATCTGAACCGGAGCCGGATGAGGTTCCAAATGAGGATGAGCCAGAATCGGCTCAGGACGATTCGGAGCCTGTCAAGACACAGCAGAAGCCCAAAAGCTTGCCTCCGGTTAAGTCTGCAACGAATTCAGGGCAAATTTCGGCTCAAGAGAAGGCTGAACTGGACCGCAAAAACATCGTTTCGTGCAAAATGCAAGCTTGCAGGAATGCTAATGTCTGGCTGGTAGCTGCGCTGGCTCAACTGGAAGCGCGAAAACGGTATATCGAATTAAGCGGGATTGACCTTACCGAAGAGCAGTTTCAAGGCTCGATTGCCATGAATGCGATTCAGCTTTTTCAGATGGGAGTCCACAATCGGATGCCGGTCAAGTTAATCGAGAAGGAAGAAAAGCAACCGGCTAAAGTTGAACAGAAACCGAAGTCTGCTACCGATTCGAAACAAAATCCAATAACGCGATATGACTCCTCGGAAGAGGCGCCTTTTTGACCTATGAACAATCCAGAACTTTTGAATGCGATGGCGCAGATAATGGAAAAGCGAGCGGAGGAATGGGCGATGGCTGGTAACAATCGAAAATTGGAAAGCGGGAGCGCAAATGACATGTCAACAATGCTTCAGGAGCTTGCGAGTGATTTTCGAACGCTCGCAAGAAAGGAGTTGGGATTATGAGCATGGAATTAATAAAGGCTGATACACTATCGGATATCAAAACGATGGCTGCTCAGTATTTGGAGCGCATCGTTCCATCCGAGGAAGTGATTGCGATTCGTGATGAGATGCTGGCCACTGTAAAAGTCGCGTGCAAACAGTGCACAACGGCTCAGGAGCAGCAGACGGTTGCGACTTATGCCAAAGAGTTGAAGAATTGGCTGAAACAAGCCGAGGATTATCAGGAGACAATCAACGCAATCATTCTGCCGATTCAGCGCAAGTCTCGGCAGATGACCAATGACGTTTGCGCGCCGGCAGAAAAGCTTCTTGAGAATCTTAAGACGATGCTAACCGCATTTTCGGTAGCTGAAGAAAGGCGAGTGCGAGCCGAGAATGAGGAGCGTCAACGCAAGATTCGAGAAGCTCAAGCTGAGGCTGACAGGCTTGCTCGCGAAGCGGAAAAGAAACAGCGCGAGATTGAAGCAGCTAATATCGAAGCAAGACGCTTACAGGAAGAAGCAATGAGAATGGTTCTCGAAGCTAAGACTGCGAAGGATAAGCAGGCTGCTCGCGTAGCGGCCAAGATAGCACAGCAAGCTGCGCTAGCAGTTGGTCAGGCTGAAGCTGAAGCGGCAGCGCAAGCCGAGATAGCAGCTTACCGTGCAGCAGAGCAGGAGCGAGCAGCAACTTTGGTTCAGGTGGTTGAAGCTTCGAAGCAGAAAGGCTTAGTCGGGGGCAAGAAAAAGGTTTGGTCATTACAAGATGACCCCGAGGCTATTCATCGTCTCTATGCTCACAACCGGGCGCTCGTTCGGATGGAACCCAACGCTTCTGCGATACAGGCAATCTGCATGCCGGAGATGCCGACTCCGGGCATTGATATGAGATGGGAGCGCAAGACAGATATCCGAGGAAGCTAGAAGCTTGAAAAAGAAAGCTCTAATCTTCGAGCTTGGAGGTTGCAAGCGCCCGCGTAAACGCCATAGCTGGAGAGGTCAGTTAGAATGCTGGATTTGTAGCGCGAGGAGAAAAAAAGCAACCACAGTGAAGAGACCAGTGAAGATTACAGAGATACCAATTAACCTTTTTGGTTCTCGTTTCTGATGGAACAAACTGGAATCCATATACAGAACTCATCTTACTTTCTGAAGAGGTAAGCGGATAACCCGGACTCCAAGCGACGAAACGAGAGCCAGCTATTTCGAACCCTCAACGAAAGGAACGGATGAAGCACTAACGAAAACGAAAATTAACCTGTATAAAAAGCCCCGTGGCCGACTTCTAACCTAGCGGCCTGCGGGGCTTACTAAAGTAAAAAGTAAATTGAGAGGAATATGAAACGACTAGAAAAATTGAGGAAAGAAGGACCGAAGGCATTTGTTGAAAAAGGTGACGCACGTTGGCCTGAGCTTGAGGAGTTACGAGGGGACTTGAAACGCATCAAGAGCCAATGCGCCGAACTCTGCAACCGGATGCCAGAGAAAGCCAAAAAGTTCAAGGCTGATTTGGTACGAACCGAGTTGGCTATCGATGAGCAGATTGATATTTTGATGGAGGTCCACGAATGAAAAAACGTAAACCGAACATCATTCCATCACGAACAGCATTGCGTTACGTGAGTCACATACTTCGTTCGTTTCAGCATTTGGCATTGAAAGATGCAATTCTTTTTGAACGGGCAGGGGCTATTCCTGAAGCTAATTCAGTGCGATTGCAGGCTGCCGATTTAGGTGAGGTAGCGCTATTTTTAGAGGAAAAAATCACGGGGGAAGGCCAATGAAATGTGTATTAGTCTACTTCGCGGTATCGGTAATCTTTCTTCTCGGGTTAATGCTCGCAGCCAAAAATCATCCACCGTCACCACCATGAACACAATTTCACTTGTCGAAGAATTTCACCAAGCCTTCTACGTAGCCACGGCGAATAAGCCGCATGTTACTGATATTGACCTTAACAATCTCAGGCTGAAATTACTCTCGGAGGAGCTTGACGAATTAGAGAAAGCTTTATTTTTCAGAGACCCGGTGGCTACTTTGGATGCGCTCACCGACCTTCAATATGTGCTCGACGGTGCATTTCTTGCGCTCGGTTTTCGAAAGGTGAAGGATGCTGCGTTCAAGGAAGTGCATCGCTCGAATATGGACAAGTTAGGGCCGGAGGGATTACCGATTAAGCGCAGCGATGGGAAAATAATGAAGCCGCGTGGATGGAAAGAGCCGGACCTTAAATCGATTCTTGAAAACTTGGCATGAAACTAAAGCTTAAACCAATCGTATTCGCTCCACTCGTCTGCTCAAATTGCAATGCTCACCTGGAGGCCTGCGCTTGCCATCTGGACCAAGCTGCTTACAAGTTGGCTCTAATTATTCTCATCAAGCGCGAGCTTCAGCGCGAGGCACATCGTTACTCGACGCACGTTGAGCAAATCTCATTAGCCGAATGAAAGTCAGACTAACGTATATCAAGCTGAAACCCTTCGCCTGCGACTACTGCGGCCAACGGTTCGAGACTGTTTACGGTTTGCAGTTGCACCTGCTGCTTTGCTACAAGAGCCCGAAGCAGACGAAAACAATTTGGAGTAAAAATCGCTTTACAAACAATCAGTAGGAGAATAGAAATCTTTTACCGATGCGTTCCGCAACCGTATCGGAGTCACAAATGAATAATAAACGTAGCTCAGTGTGGTTTCCTCGTGGGAGCCGGGTAGGGGTTCTTCTGCCATTCCATTGGCGCGTTTATTTCCCCATGCGGCTCGGCTTCCACGGAGAAACCATACTATGAGTGTCATTAAAATTACCCAAGCTTGGAAAACAAAATGCGATACACATACGCAGAAACTTTTGCTTATTGCACTTGCCGATAATGCCAGTGATGAAGGATTTTGCTGGCCATCAACCCATACGCTATCTGAAAAATGTAATCTCTCCCGGCAGTCGGTAAGTAAAAACTTGCAGCAATTAGAGGAATTGAAATTGATTCGCATCTGTCCAACTAACGGCACGAGTAATAGATATTGGGTGCTTCAGGACAAGGAAGAAGCTGCGCTTTTTGCTAATGATTGCGCGCCTTCAATCCGAGTAGGAAGGGTGTCAACCACGTTGACAGGGGGTGTCAACCACGTTGACAGGGGGGTGTCAACCACGTTGACAGGGGGTGTCAACCACGTTGACACTAACCATAATAGAACCGTAATTAAACCATCAAAGAATCATCAGGAAATTCCAGTGGCTCTCAATACCGAGGAATTCTTGAAAGCTTGGACTGACTGGACCACTGACAGGAAGCACAGGAAGAAACCTATTTCCCCTCTCGCAGCCGAGCGTCAACTCAAGAAGCTAGCCGAATGGGGAGCGGAGAAAGCAATTCGAGCAATCGACAACGCGATAGCTGCCGGATGGCAAGGATTGTTCGAGCCAAAAGAAAATGGAGACCAGCAGCCATCGAAAACAGAGTATCGAAGGGGTTACGCCCCGCACGTTTGGGAGGGAACTTAAACCGCCGAAGAAATGGGGAGCAATATATGATTACAGCAATTCTACTTTGGTTATCGGGTTTTTTGATTGGATTTTTCGCAGGCTCAATGTGGGCCTTCAGGAACAAGGTCTAAAAATTATGAGTGAAAAAAGCGCATTAGAGAATCAAGTCATCGGCGATCATCAGGAATGTGAAGAATCCGTTATCGAGAAGATTCGAAAACGTAGAGACGCCGGGCGTGCGAAGTATGGTAAATCAATGGAGAGAATCGACCTGTCTCAGTTGCAATGGCTGATTCACGCACAAGAAGAGGCAATGGACCTTGCGATTTACTTGGAAAGGGTAATCAAGAATGAGGAAATTTTAAGATTGAGGACGTTTGGAAAATGAGCGAAGTAACACGCGAACAAATCATAGCTGCTCATCCGCTGATTCGGCATCTGGAGCAGCAAGGGATTAAGCTTCGAGGTGCTGGCGACCAGCTTAAAGGAAACCGGTGCCCGGCAGTCCAACACAGGAAAGACCACTGGTGCGTCAGCGTTAAGGTGAGCGAAGGGATTTTTAGGTGTAATGATTGCGAGACAGGCGGCAGCGTAATCGACTGGATGGCCATTGAGAGCGGGCGTGATGCGAAGTCGGTTTACAAAGAATTGGCAGAAAAATTAAATGGATCAAATGATCCCATTAAGTTTGGCGCAGGGCGCGAAGCCCGGAACTCGGAAGGAACGCTGAGGACACCAAAAGAAGGTTCAAATCCTTCGCCAAACACCAAACCGAAAATCGTCAAGACTTACGATTATACCGACGAGCGAGGGCGCATAGTTTATCAAACTGTCAGGCTTGAGCCAAAAGATTTTCGCCAGCGTAGGCCGGACGGGAATGATGGATGGCTTTGGAATATGGAAGGGCAAACGAGATACCTTTACCGATTGCCGGAAGTTCTGAATGCGACGGAGTGCTTTATTTGTGAAGGGGAGAAGGATTGCGATAATCTCGTTTCGCTCGGATTCGTGGCGACCTGCAATGTCGGAGGCGCCGGTAAATGGTTGTCGGCTTACTCTGATTTTTTGGCTGAAAAAGACATCATCATCATACCGGATAATGACAAGCCTGGACGTGACCATGCTGAGATGGTCGTTGAATCGCTTGGGACAAAGGCGAATTCGATTAAGGTCGTGACGCTTCCCACAGGAAAAGATGCGAGCGATTTCATAGCGACGTTTCAGAAACCAGAAGATGCGGCTAAGGCATTGCGTGATTTGATTAGCAAAATGGCTCATGTTCTGAAGCCGCTTCCTATATACACCATCAAAGAAATGGAGGAGGCATCCATTCGATTCTATTCTCCAGAGGCAGCTACTTATGTGTTTAATTTGGGGAGATTATTTCCTTCCTTCGGAAAGATTCGGTCGCTCATTCCAGGAGAATTGGTGACTATCATAGGAGATACGGGGCAGGGTAAAAGTTGTCTGCTACAGTCAATAGCTCGCGCTGCAAAGCCATTACCTACTTTGTTTTTTGAACTCGAATTACCTATTGAATTAATGTTCGAAAGATTCGTTCAAATGGAAACGAATTCAACTGGAGAAGAAGTAGAGCAGGCCTATCGAAGCGATTTGACTCCAAGATGGCTTAATTATCGCGGGAACCATCATATACTCGTGTGCAACGAAACAGGCATCGGCGTTGAGCGCATGGAGGAATATATTAATCGCAGCGAGTTGAAATTTGGAATGCGGCCGAAAGTTGTCGAGGTGGATTACATCGGGCTTGTGAGTGAATCATCGGGCAGAAGTCGATACGAAAAAGTGAGCGACGCAGCCGAAAAAATGAAAATTATGGCTGTTCGAACAAATACGATTTGCTTTATGGGTTCTCAAGTTGCCAGGCCAGACAAAAAGAAAAAGGATATCGAAGTCAGACTCCACGACGCTAAGGACTCGGGATCAATAGAGCAGTCGAGTCAGTTGGTGCTTGGGATGTGGCGCCCCGAACCTGAGACATTGATTATTCGGGTTCTCAAAAACACAAGAGGAGCGACAGGTTTAACCGTGGAATGTAATTTTGACGGAGCGCGTATGAAGATAACGGAGAGGAGCAAGATTGCAGAATGAAAAATTGCAGTTGGTATATGAATTTAGATGAGCATGAAAGCAATGGAAATTGCCGTGATGTGCAAGAGTGACCGGAAACTCTCTTGGCTGTGCGCCTTACTCCGGGTAATACCCAGAGCAACACAAGGTTGCGGGTTCGATTCCCGTCATGCTCACCGATGTCAGTAAACACAAAACCAATTATGGCTAAAAAACAAAAAGCAAAAAAAGAACAAACTCAGGAGACACCAAAAACAAAGCAGGTCGAGTTGCCTGGCGTTGAGCGTGAGAAATTCGAAGACATTGAGGCAGCGGCTGAAGATTACGTTCGGGTGCGTGACAAGCGAATGGCGCTGACTGAAGAGGAGGTTGAGAACAAGGGGATTCTTTTGAGTGCGATGAAGGAGCACAAGCTTGACCGTTATCGGTGCGAGGACGAGAAGCTTGTGCGCATCGTTCCCGGTAAGGAGAATTTGAAGGTGGAGGCGGACGGTGGAAGCACGGATATATCGGATGATTAAGGGAGAAAAAAGCGCATGAATGAAATCACTAGAAACCCGCTATGCTGGCCTGACTCAGTGCCTAGGACCGCGCCTCACCTTCGAGGTAATCCGAGATTTGATGAGCGGTCATTGGCGGTCGCAGCCAGCTTCGTGAGAGCAGAGATAAATCGTCTGAATGACCGCTGGTATAATCACGATGATGAGAGCGTAATCATTTCGAGCAATCTCGAATTGAAACGCAATGGTGACCCATATGGGAACCAGAAGGAGCCAGAGGATACTGGAGTAGCCGTTTACTTCACGCTTCGCATCAATCGGAATGGAAAAATCATTGAACGTCCGATTGTGGTCAGTTGTGACAAGTGGAAAAAAACTTCCGATAACCTGTATGCCATCGCGAAGGATTTGGAAGCTCAACGAGCACGCGAGCGGTGGGGCTGCACGAATTACGAGCAGAGCTTTCGAGGTTATCTTGCTATACCTGAGAAGTGCGGTGGACCTTCATGGTGGGAGGTTTTGAATGTTCAGCCGGATTCCAGAAGGCCACTTATTGAATTCTCTTACAAGGAACTAGCCAAGAAGCTTCATCCTGATGCGGGTGGAAGTGCTGAAGGATTTTCGAGATTGAAGGAAGCTTACGAGCAAGCGATGGCTCAATTCAGATGAAAACTTGCGAGCGTTGTCAATGTGAAGTTGAACCCGGAGAAAAGTTGTGCGGTTACTGCGAATGTGATTATCGAAACCATAGACGACGAATGAAAATGCACGAAAAAGAAAACGAGCTTTCCGAACTCAAACGCACTCTCGAAATTTGTATTTGGTTATCGGCAGGTTCAATAGTGCTTTCGGTAATGGCATTGATGCTGGCGTTCATGGCAATCATTCACGAGTGAATCCAATCATTCAACCTATCATCGGCGAGACTGGCCGGTGCTACGTGTTCAGTCGAACCGAACCGGGCAAGAAATATCTCATCGACGTTTTTGCTTATCGAGGAAATGGTCAGTGCGATTGTCCGCAATTCAGATTCAGGATGCAGCCAAAACTTGAGGACGGGTTTCAAGGCAAGCACCTTCAGTGCTGGCACATTCTCAGCGCAAAATTAGAATTCGCAGACCAAATGATTCAACGAATGTTGGAGCAGGAAAGGAAAAATGGAAAAGCGTTATCGAGTCGAAGTTGACAAGCCGGGATGCGTTTCGTGTGGAGCCGGTAAAATGTATTTCATTATCGACCCTGACGAGGTGGCAAGCGCAACCAGCTACTCGTATTTGGAAGAAGCCGAAGAAATCTGCGCGATGCTGAACGACGCTTTGGACAGAGGTGCGAAGAAAGGAGAATACGATGGGCGCTAAGGCACTTTGGACTCAGCTTGCCGAACAAGGCCACGGGCGAATCCCGAACGGTGGATTGAAGCAATCTAAAGTAAAGAAGCCAGTGCGAAGGATTACGGCGAAGTTAGCTAAGGAGCGAAGAATTTATCGAGACTTGGTTGATATTTACCTGGTCGGAAGAAGATGCGCTTTTGAATGTGGACTGAAGGCGACAGAAGTTCATCACAGTCGCGGAAGAACGGGAAAACTTTTGAATGATGCGCGATGGTGGATTCCGATGTGTCGCGACTGTCATGCATGGGTGCACCGGAATCCAAACCAGGCTCGTAAAGAGATGTGTCGCATCGGCGATAGATTGATTCGTCTGCTTGCATTGCCGGGCGATTGGGGGAAATCAGAATGAAATATTGGTTCATAGTTTTTGAATGGTGGGAACTTCCGAGAGTGCGAGAGAATCTTATTGAGAATGTGATTTGGGAAGGAAATCATCCTATTGACTTCCTCATCATTCAGAGGACTACTGCGCGAGTTCGTTCTAAGTTACCTGGCAACAATCTTCAGGATTACAGATTGCTTTGGTGGTCTGAAATAGACGCGGATACCTTTTGGAAAAATAAGGGAACTGGGGAACTTGAATGACTCGCGAAGAACTAATCAAGGTTAAGGCAAAATACGGCATGAGTGCCACCGTGGAGCGCTTAAGCTGTCTTGACGAAGATCCGATAAAGAAAGTAGCGCAGTCGGTCGTTTCTGAGGGGTCAAAAGGCAATCTGATAATCAAGGCCACGACAGATGAAGAGAAGCTGAATAAATTGGAGCGCGATTATTTGGCTTATCTGCGGGCGCTTGGGCATGGTTGGATTGGAATCCAAAATATTACGCTCAAGCTAGGGCATGACACACGATATAGTCCTGACCTGTGGACCGTCGGAGGCAATGGGCTTACGGCATGGGAGACGAAAGGAAAGTTTTTTAGAGATGATGCAAAAGTTAAAATCAAAGTTGCGGCTCGGCTGTTTCCGTTCATCAATTTTGTTTTAGTTCGCAGGGTGAAAGGCCAGTGGGAATTCGAGAATGTGAAGCCATGAAAATTATTCCTGGCATTCTCGGCGAGAGCCTTCGAGAGACTGGTGGTTATCTGGAAGACCCAATAATGGAACTCAAAGAACCATTGGTTATCGGCGAGAGGTGGATTAGGTATTTGCATGGCATGGCGAATATCGAGGAACGCGATAAAAAATG